TATAGACAGAGAGTTCATAAATGAGCACGCACAACAAGCCAAAGATTATTTTAGGGTTGCGCTAATAGAACAAATAGAAAAATATGGTGTTCCAACTAATGTAACTCGCGCATACGGTGGTGGTCCAATAGAAGCAGTTAAATCAAAAGAGGATTCTTCTGAAAGACAACGCAGAGTAAAAGAAGATCTTGAAGACGCAATTGCTAAAATATTGAAGAAGGGCGATCCAAAACAAATAGCAGCATTGAAAATTCTTGCGCAAAAAGCTGGCGTTCAACTTAAAATATAGGAAAATAAATATGCCATTCAGAGACATTAAATATTTAGGACAGTATAGTGCTCGCTCACAAATCCGCGAAAATTTGATTTGGAGATTGAGAGAGGCCTTTACAAATATTGGATCTTATTATAATGTAAGTTCTGGAACTTATTCTTATGATGGTATAACAGATATGTGTTTATTAAAGCCAGCTTTCAGATCTGAGATATCAAGCACATCTACTGGATATAAATTTTGGCAAGGCATAAGCCCTGATTGGGTTTGGGAATCTGCTTCCTCTCAATATGATGGTGGAGAAAATCCAATAGTCGTTTCTGGTGTCACAATAAATGGCACTTTTTATCCCACTGGTACAATTGGTCAGTATGCTTTTTATGTTGATTATTCTCGTGGAGGAATTGTTTTTAATAATGAGCTTAACTCAAATACTCAAATTTACTGCAATAGATCTGAAAGAGCCGTATTTATATATCCAACAAAGTCTTCAAAGTATAAAACTCTTTTTGTTGAGCACTTAAAAAGATTTGAGAATTATACTCCAGGCTCTGGAAATGATTCAATGCCAAACGAATTAAGATCATTTCTACCAGCAGTATTTGTCGATGTCACGCAATCAAATGGAGAGCCTTTCCAACTTGGCGATATAACCAATTTACAACACTACACAATATCACTAGATGTTATTGCAGAAGATGCTGCTTTACATGATACGCTTGTTGATGCTACGCTATCGCTAGCAAGCCAAGGAATAAAAATGTTTGATGTAAATCAAGTTGTATCAAACAAAAAAATGCCTTTAAATTATAAAGGTGAGGTTGAGAACAAAACTACATCTGATGCATTATATACGCTATACCCATGGAAAACTGGAAGATTTGATAATAATCCAGTTGAAATAGAAGGGTATACTGCTCTTCCACTATATAAATCTACAGTAACAATAGATTTTGAGATAGTATCATAATTGTGTATATTTACAAGGAGATAAATCTTAAATGGCTGACAACAAAAGACTCTATTACGCTACATACGGCGCTGGTATTTCAAGAAATAGCACTAGCGCTGGAATTTCAACAGGCTGGATTCCGGTAAGCGGTCTTCAGACTGTTGGTATAAATACTACATTCAACATAGATGAAGTATTCCAGCTTGGTCAATTAGATACTTTTGATAATCCAGAAAACATGCCACAAATAGAATGTACCATGGAACAACTTTTTTGTGGTTCAACTCTATTACCAATGCTTGCGACTCAAGGTGCTACAACAGGCACTCTTGTTGGTAGATTTTCAAATGAAACATGCAACATTGCTGTAGGTTTCTGGAGTGACACAACTGATATTATTGGTACTGGCACTGGTTATGGCAATGCTCCAAGCGGAACATGCATAATGAGCGGTATGTATGTAAGCTCAATCACTGTAAATATGCCTGTTGATGGAAACATGAGCAACAGTGTGACATTTGTTGGAAACAACAAGCTTTGGGTTTATGGCACTGGTACAGCTGGTCAAGGTCCAGCCACTGGTTACTATCCAACAAGCTTTGGTGCTGCAATTGAATCAACTGGCGTTCGCAGAAGATTTAGCTTCAATCCAACCGGTTCAATTCTTCCAAGAAGTGTTGCCGGTGTAAGACCAATTGCTGCATTCAGCGCATCTCTACCAGCATCTGGGCAAAGTGCAACAGGCGAAGATGGCGGATACTTACCAAGAATTCAATCTATTCAAATTACCACTGACTTTGGCAGACCAGAGATCTTCCAGCTTGGTAAGCGTTCACCATACTGCCGTTACATCGATTTCCCTGTTGAAGTAAAAACAACTATTGAAATTGTTGACCGTGGTGGTGACAAGATCGTTGCTCTTGATAGCCAAACCAACTTGACAAATGAGCCAATCATAATTGGCCTTGAAGATAATACAATCTTTGATCTTGGCCTAAAGAACAAACTCACATCAATTTCAAATAGTGGTGGTGACACAGGTAAGGGTAATAGAAAAACTACTTATAACTACAGCAACTATAACTCTTTCTATATCAGAGATCAAAAAGACATAACAAGCACAAGCATAAAGACACAGCTTCTATCTACTGGTGGAGCTTCAGTTGCAGTCGCTGGAACCTTCTCTGGAACCCCAACTTAATATAAGTTTTACAACAAAAATAAAGACCCGGCCAAACAGCCGGGTTCTTTCTATAATATAAAGTGGAATTATCTTCAGAAAAAATTGCTTCAATTATATCTGGAGAATTTTCTATTTCAGTACATGGAAAAAGTTTTGTATACAAACAACCTGGCTTGATGACCATAAACAAAGTTTTAAGAAGATATGGAAACATAGAAGAAAACTTAAAAAAAGATGGATTCTTGACAGAAGAGGAAGAGAAAAAACTTCTTTATGAAAAAGGGTTATGGTCTGATGAGCTTGAAGAAATGGTTCGTTCATCAAAAGAAACAATAATACAATTAAGTTCAGCAATAGTTGATGCGGAGTTCAGATCTGTTGAAAAAAACTTTTTAACAAATAAAAAAAGAGAGCTAGAAAAACTAATATCAAAGCTTAATTCTGACAAGAATACTTTTATATATCAAACCATTGCGTATAATAAAATAAAACTTGAGTATATGTATCTTCTTCCGTACACCATTTTTTTAAATGGCAATAAATACTGGAACACAGTAGAAGAGTTTGATAATGATACGGACTCAGGTTTAATAAATGAAATAATAAATGCTGTTTCTGGCTCATTTTATTCAGAGGCAGAAATACGTAAAATGGCTAGATCAGAACCTTGGAGATCAATGTGGAAAACTTACTCAAAAGGTGGTGGTCAGCTATTTGATTGTCCAATTGCTGATATGTGCAGATCACAAAGAGACTTATGTTATTGGTCTAATATATATGATAATGTATTTGATAGTCATGAAAGACCAGATTGGTCAATCATAGATGATGATTCTGAATTGGATATTTGGTTTGAAAATCAATATAATAAAGCCACAAAGACTGCAAGTTCTGGGCCAATAAGCATGAATCCAAAAATAGCAAATGCAAAAGAAGTATTTGTTGTTGCAGAGACACCAAAAGATGCAGAAAAAGTGTATTCAAAAATGAATACGTCGGCAGCTCTTTCAGATATAAAACAAAGGAACAAGACGCTGCTGGATTCTGGAGTAATGGCTGAATATCAATTGCCGGATGTAAAAGTTGATATACAAATGCAGCAAAACAGGAACCAAATGCAATGAATTACAGGGAAGCGCGAGAAAAAATAAAACTAATACAAGCGCAAAGACTAAAAGAACTAAATTGCAACAGATGTGAAGAAATATTGAAGAAATCAACAGCTTCTCATGTTGATACAGTATTTGTTGGAGCTGTTTCAAAAATAGAAGAATTCTTTGGTATTTTATGGGGAGAATCAGAAGAGCTTGAAGAAGAGTCAATGACAGCAGAACAGAAAAAATGGTACAATAAGTTTATGGATTTGCGAGATGCCATTTTTGATCAAGGAAATCTTGAAAAAAAGAAAATGCTCAATGAAATTGGATGCTTTAAAATAACACTGAAGGACACTAAAATACATGCAGGAAACAAAAATGGAAAACGTCAAGATATTTGAGTACAACAACCAAAAGTACAAGATAGTAAAGCCATCAAACAAAACTCGCAGAGAAAGCGATGCTGTATATGCTAAAGCTTATAGAGAAGCCATAGCAAGTGGTCTATTTCTAGAAGCTGAAATTGAAAAAATTCTAAAAGAACGCGGCCTAGATAGGTATTCTCAAGAAGAGTCAAGAAAAGAAACAGAAAAGCAAATTGATAGGCTTCTGGTTAAACTAGAACTTTGTAATAAAAAAGAAGATGGGTTGCCAATTGTAGATCAAATAAAAGACTTGCGAAAGATCATGGATGAAGTTGACAGCGCTAGATATGAGTTGAATTCACAATCAGCGAATCTGTTCGCAGAAAATAAAAGATTTAATTATTATGCTTTTGCTTGCTGCTCAATGGAATCAGGCGAAAAGGTTTGGAGTTCATTTAAAGAGTTTGAAGAAGATGATTCTGATTTGGCAAACAAGGCAGCTACAGAAATAATGGCTTTTATCTATGAGGGCACACAAGAAATTTTAAGACAGATTGAAAAAATGAGACCAGAAAATGAATGGCTTGAGAAGCATGGAGAAAAACCAAACAAGTCATTTATAGATGATGCAATCAAGGAAAAGACTCCAAAGCAGAAAAAAAAGACCTCAGTTAAATAAAAACCTCTAGTGTATAATACATAGAGGATTACTAGTGGCTGAGGACTTCTTTTTAAGATTTGGTGCAATAGTTAGCACTGTAAGAATTAATCAAGCGGCGCTTAAAAGCGCTTCTGATGCTATAAAATCTGCTATAGGCACAAAAGCTGCCGTAGATATAGATGTTAATTTCAAACAAGGTGACGCCAAACTTGTTGTTGACCAGATAAAAAAAATCCAAAAAGAAGCCTCGGATATATTTGGTAAAGCTCGTGTTGGTGGAGGAAGCGCCACTCCAAAACAAATAGAGCTTCTTGTAAAAAATCTTGAATCTGTACGAGCTGCATCAGTTTCAGTTAATGAAGCTTTAAAGTTAATAAATATTAATCCATCTTCTTTCAAGGGTGCTGAAAATATAAAAACCGAGCTGCTTAAACTTCAACAAGAGTTGAGGGTTTTAAGAAGAGAGGGTGAAGCAAAAGTAAAAATAAACTTTGATGAGCAGGCGCTTGACAGAGCATTAGAAAAAACACAAAGACTAAAAACATCCATACAATCAAGACAAAACGTTTTAGGTTCAGCAATATCTCAATACATCAGAGCGCGCTCAACTCAAGAAGAACAAAGGGTGCAACTTTCACCTGGATATGTACCACAGTCAAGGTTTGATATCAGAGCAGAAGCTCTTGCGATGTTTAAACCAAAGTCAGCTAAAGATCTTGATGATGTAAACAATCTAATCAATAAAGTCCGAGCAAAAACGCAGGATGTAACATCTGCTGTATTTGAACAAACAAAAGCTGTAAAAGAACAATCAAAAGAGGAGAGGATTCGTGTAGCAAATGCAGAGCGCCTATTTGCTATTGAGCAACAGATACAAAAAACGATAGAGAGAGAGGTTGCTTCTGAATCCGCACGCGTAAAATTGGCAGCTGCAAAAGGTATTGCATATACGCCAAAAAGTAGAGCAGACATAGAGGCGTCTATTAGATCTTCACCAGAAGTAGCTGGAGCTTTAGGGTCTGGACAAGTAAGCAGGCTGCAAACAATGCAAGCAAATGCTGTTTTAAGAGCGCAACAAGAAACAGCATTAAGATCAGAAAGACAAGCTCTAAAAGAAGTAAATGCTCTTGAATCAAATAAATCAAGATTACTTGATCAAGAAGAAAAAAAACGCTCACAAATTAGAAAAAATTTGCAAGATGTGTACGATACTCTTTCAAAAATAAATACAATCGCCGCAAAATCTGGCGGTCAATATAATCCACTTTCAAAAAGAGATCTTGCGCAGAGAGCACTGGATGTATCCGGTCTTAATGGAGTAGACATTTCAACACTTTCTGGTGGCAGGCTTGATTCAACACTGGGAGCCACAAAAAAGAAAACAAAAGAAGCAAAAGAAGCAATGGCTGAGTTCAAAGACATGCTTCGCGGTGTTGAGCGTGGAACAGTAAGCCCACTGCAATTTATTTCTCGTTTTGGAGATTCATTTCAGAGACTTGGCGCTCAAGTCACATTGGCAACCCAAAGAATACTTGGTTATGTAGTTGGCGCATCTGCTGTTTATGGAACAATAGCATTTATAAGACAATCAACTGAAGAATTTTTTGCTCTTGAGCAACAACTCACAAAAGTCGCTCAAACAATGGAAAGAACTGGAAATGCAAAAGAAAGAGCAACTCAACTTTCTGGATTTGTAAAATCAACTGGCGCTGAATTAGGAATAGAACCATCAAAATTAGCATCTGGCATCAGTACACTTGCTCAAGCTGGATATACTGATGTTGCACAAATAGAAGAAGCAATACGCGCTGTATCCGAAGCTCAACTTGGACCAAGTTTTGGAAATCAAGAACAAATAATAGATGGTTTAATTGCTACTTACAGACAATTTAATTTAACGCTAAGCGATACAAGAACAATTCTTGATGTAATAAATCAGTTTTCAAAAGAATATGCTGTCGAATCAAAAGACATATTTGAGATAATTAAACGTGGTGGCTCTGCATTTTCTGTTCTTGGTGGATCATTTGAAGGGTTTGTAAAAATTTCATCTGCTTTAAGACAAGAAACAAGAGAGTCTGCATCAGCAATAGGAACATCGTTAAAAACAATAACGACTTCTTTATTTAAACCAAAATTTGAAAAATTCTTATTTAAACTTGATCCAAAAATTCTTGAAGAACTTGACCCTGAAAGAAGATTATTTGCAGTATCAAAAGCATTTGGAAAGTTGAATGGTCCATCAGAAAAAGTTGCTGCAATACAAGAATTTATTGATGTCAGAAATGCTCCTAGAGTTCTAGCATTATTTCAAGCATTATCAAAAGAAGCCGACAATTTAAATGAAACAGCTTCTAGAGCTGCAGGCTCAATACTTAGAGATGCAATTATAAAGCTTGATACAGTTGGTAATGCTATAGACAGGGCAAAAATATCTTTACAAAATGCAGCTATAAATCTTTATGATAATCCATTTGCCGTTCAATTTATTAAAACAGTAAGTGGATTCTCTGCTGGAGTTGGAAATTTATTAGCTAGCAAAGTTGTTGGAACTGTAACAGCACCAGCTATTGCGGGAACTGCAATATATGCTCTTACAAATATAATAAGATCATCTATACAAACATATTTGAATTTAATTAATTCAAATAATAAACTTGCTTTAAATCTTGAAAAACTAAATGCAAGCATGGCAATATTAAATAATTCATTTGTCGCATACTCAGGAAAAGGGTCTATTATAGCCGGAGGTGTTGGTGGAGCAGCTGGTAGTGCTGGTGGTGGAGCAAAAGGAATATTTGGAAAAATAGGTGGGTTTTTTGGAACTAATTTAGGTCAAAGCATAGCGGGATTTGTTGGTTCTTCATTTATAGATCAAATATCTTCATCGGTTCAAGAATCAAATCCTGGTGCTGCTGGTGGATTAAAAATTGCTTCTGGTGGATTGCAGGGTTTTGCAATAAGCAGGGCGCTTGGTTTAGGCACAAAAGGAACAATAGGTGGATCAATAATTGGCGCTGGTATAGAAGCTTATAATCAATATTCTCAAATGCGGGCTACTGCAGAACTTGAACAACAGAGAAGACAGCAAGAAATTTTTTCTAGAAGAACTCTTGAAACAAGAAAGTTCATTTCAACTGGATCAGCAGGAAAAAACTTTCAAGCAACATTTGGTCCACAAATAGAAAAGTATTTTATAGATAGAACACAGTCTGATGAAAAGCTTTTGATGTTGATGCAAAGTATTGTAACTCCAACAAAGGGAAGAACTGAAACAGAGGCTGACTTAAGAAAATTTTTACCAAAAGTATCTGGAAAAAAATTTAGTGAATCAGAATTAAAAGATATTATAACAAATTTGACAGAACCTGGAGGCGAAGGCGCTCAAGCAAAAGAGCTTTTGATGCAAACATATAAATTTGCAGCAATACGCGCTCAACAGAAGGGTCTTTTTGGAAAGGCAAGAGAGGACGCTGTAAAAGGAGAAATAAACACCCTTTTACAAAGAAGTGGCGTTTCATATAAAACTGAGACAATTGATTCTGTATTTAAATCATTGTCTGAAACAATAGGAGATACCACTGGAGTATTGATAAATTTTGAAGAGGCAATGACTGAATTCAAAAACAGTTCAGATATGGCTGCTGCAGCTGTGTTATCATCTCTTAAAATTTCAACAGATGCTATTGAAAGAAAAAGAGAGCTTCGCGCTGGAAAATTCCTTGGATCAACACAACTTCAAAATATATTTGATAGTCAAAGATTTTTTAGTGGAGAAGGAGCCTCTCTTCCATCAACGGCTACAACTGGCGATTTAGCAAAATTAGGATTTGGTGGATTGGCAAATCCAGCACTTCAAAGAAGAGCATCGTTGATAAATGATTTTGTAAATAAATTTAGAGCAAGTCCAGAATCAGGAGCGCTTCTATCAAGATTTAACAAGAAGTTTTTACAGGGCGTTGAAGGACAAGCTACTGAATCAAATATAACAACTAGAACAGATGTCGCTTCAGAAATTCAAGATATCACAACGATTAAAAGAAAAATAGAAGATTATTACGGATTTATTAAAAAATTAGCTCCAGATTTTTATGCTGAAATATTAAAAAATCCATTTGCAATAGATTTAGAAGAGCTTGGAAAATTAATTCAGTCTGGAGAAGTTCGTCCGGGAGAAAAAATGTTGCGTCTTGATGAAATGAGAGCCGCAGCAATAGACAGCATAAATGCGATGATACGAGATCAAAACGACGCGCTGAAACAATCAAATGATCTTGCTGAACTAAATCTTCAAAAGAGATTTCAGGCTGTAGATATAGAGATGCAGATAGCAAAAATAAGAAGCGAAGGAGCAATAAGTGGAATTGACATCTCTCAATCTGTTGGCTTGCTAGGACAATCTGATGCTGCAAAACAAAAAGCTGGCGCTCTTGGAAATTTAGCAGAATCATTTATGAACACCAGTTTATTTACTGGAGGAAAAACAAATATTTCAACAATAAGCTATTTAAATAAAACGCTTGTAGATGTGCAGAAAAATTTTAAAACTCTTTCTGGAAATGTTCAATCTAATAGTTATCTTGGAGGACAAAACTCAAATAATTTACTTGGGTTTGCAACATATATAAATTCAGTAATATCAAATTCAAAATTAAATATTAAGGGTGTAAATGTAAAAGAAACAAATCCTCAAAATCTTCTTGCTGATACTATGCGCGCATTCAATGAGGCCAAGTCAGAAATACCAAAAATTGCTGAGCTTTTCAATTCTGGTTTGGATGTAATGAAGCAAAAGATAATGGTGACAGTACAAGATATTCAATCAAGAATACAATCTGGAACAGGATTTATTAAAGATATGTTCTCACAAGTTTTTGGTGGAACAATGGAACAAAGCTACACTGCTCAATTTGATATTCAGCAGGCCAGAGATGCAATATCAGGAATAGTAACAGAATTGCAATCAAGAGGTATAGGACCATCAGATCTTGAAAATCAAAAAAATCTTCTTACCAATACTGGCATCCAATCATTTGCGGAAGATATTGTTTCTAAATTATTCGGATCTCAAGAGCTTGGAAAAGTTATTGATCTTGCAAAAAGAGCTGGCAGCAATACATTTGGAACAACAGGTTATACCGGGGAAGAAATATTAAATCTAATAACTTTAGCTGGTGGTAAAAATAAAATTCAAGAAATGACAGGATTTGGTATGGATTTTGCGAGTCTATATACTGATATAGAAACAAGTATAAAAGATCTTGCAACAATAACAAATGATCAAATTACAGCGCAAAAAGACGCAATAAATATAATTCAAAATCAAACCACTTTAATATCTGAAAGCACATCAGCTTTAGCTAAAGCTCTTGAAAGCATACCTGAAACAATTAAGGTGCAAATAAGTGGTGTAGACAAGATTGATCTTACACTTAGAACATCTACAGCAAAAGAAGATATGGACAATATAAAAGCTGCGGTTACAGATCAAGTAGTAGAGTATATCAGAAGAGCACTTGAAACATCTGGAATAATGGTTCCAACGCTTGGCGCACCAGGAGTTAAATAATCCATGTCAATATGGGGCGTAATATCACCCGGACTTACATATGGAGCATATGGTGTCTCAAGCGGTGTAGCCTCAATAGCAATTTCTGGTGCTGCTGGCGCAAATTCTGGCGCAATGCCTTTGTACATAGGATCTTACGAGACTCCTATAACCGGCACAACATCTCTGTTTTTGTCTTCTTTAGACCAATGTTTTACATGGTCATCTCTTAATCAAGAATGGGTAAGATACAATAATACGACACTTGAATCTTGGAATGTAATGCCAACCAGTTGTTTGCAGGGTGCATACAAAACTCAGAAGACAACAGTATTTATGTCAGGATCAGCTACAGGAAGATTCACCTGTAGCATGCCTATGTTTGTTTGCAATAGCGGCGATGGCGTTGTTACTTCAACAATGACGGCATTTATGTATGCCCCAGCATTTAATAATGCCTCTGGAACACTTTTTCTATCAGGATATAATACCGCCACGACATCAGTTGAAATATTCATTTCAGGAGAAAACTACTCAAAAGCAGCAAGCGGAACAATATTTACAAAAGGACACGACGAAGCATACATAGAGTCTGAACTGTATATTTTTGGGAAAGAGTAGGTGTATAATAAATCATGGGAACATCATTTTCAGGACAAACACCGAGCCAAACTTACAAAGATATATTACAAATATCTAATTCAAATGCTGGTATCCCAACTGGGTTACGCGCTGTTTCTGACGGAAATGGCACTGATTCTGCTCTTAAAATATGCACAACTGGCGTTGATGTAAACGGAATATTCAGCATTAGTGGCACTGTTCTAACAGCAACAGCAACTCAATTAAATAAGCTAAATAGATCCTCATCTGATGGATATCTTGAGGGTAATAAAGCTGTTGTTGCTGGCAGTAGCAGACACCTTTATTTTAATGGTGGTGATGCAAATCTTCTTGGGTCTGGAGTATATCAAAACGGTAATTTAATAAATGCGAATCTTGACAGCATTTCATATGCCGGATACCAAGTAAGTGCAACAGGATCAACAGCTACTGGTTCATTTGTTGTATATCCAGCAAGCGGTCTTGTTCAAAGAGTAACTCTAAATCAGCCACTAACGCAAATATCAATATCTGGATCTGCATATATAAATCAAGACGCAAGCGGAACAGCTGGTTTGCCAGCAACGTACTTTAGAAATTATCATGTAACTCTGGTAACAATTCAAGATGCCGCAGGCGCTCGTGAAGTAGATTTCAATTCTTCAATAATTTGGCCAAGAACACAGTGGGCAAGTGGCTATTCAAAGCCAAGACTCAACCCAGGCTATAATGCAACTGGAACACAGATGGACATATTTGAGTTTAGAAGTTTTGATTATGGCACTACTTGGTATGGCAACTATGTTGCGTCTGGATTGGTAAGTTCTTCAGCTGGACCCTTAGCTGAAGCTATAATAGATGGTGGATCTTTCTAGGACTAAAAAATGGCATTAGTTGTATATAACGGAAATTACATTGTCCCAGCGCCAGTGTTCACACTAACTGAAAACTATGTGCGAGCTGGCGATGGTACACCGCTTTCTGCTTCATATGAACTTGTTTTTAAAGGAACTTTGCTTCCAGACATTGGATCTCCTAGATCAGATGGTACATTTTCGACAACATACACAGCTGCAAACACAAGAGAAGCATCAATAAATACTGATGACGCAAGATTTGGATCAATTATTAGAAAACAACTGGCTCTTAGAAATTTATTTGCTATTAATCCAGGAGAAGCAACTACGGCAAGACCTGGTGGATTAGTAAAACCAGAATACTTTTTGCAAATACTTACTGATGATGCAAGCAGCACAATTTTAAGATGCAGACCAATGATTGCATCTATATCATTCAGTGATGAAATCAATGTAATAAAAAATGAATTTACTATTACAATAAATACAAATGAGTTGAACATAACTGGAACTGATGCCCCAATAATAATACAACCATCATTTTCTGACTTTAAAGGATATAATTTAAAATCAGCATCAGATTCAATTTCTACATCATTTGATTCTGATTATGAAGGAACTTATACAGTTACAAGATCAGTTTCAGCTCAGTCGTATAAAGTTTTTTATTCTGAAGCTGCTGGTTCTGGAATAACGGGATCATCTGCAAAAAGCAATAATGCAATGTCTATTGCTAAGTCCTGGGTTGGATCAAGAATATCATCAACAGGATTGTATTTGGGAAACTACAGCAATGTAGTTCCTATAACAGGATACGAATTTGCTAATTATACCACAAGTGAGCAGGCAGATGATTTCGCTGGATCGTATTCAATTCAGCAAAACTGGAAGTATATAAGATCATCTTACAGTGGCGTAACTGATGACTACAGTATATCACTTACAAGCAGAGCCGCTGGCTCTTATGGAATATCATCAACTAATGGTTTTGACAAAGCTTTTAAAATATCAGGAAGCATAAAAGGTATAGCAACAGGTGTTTATGCTTATACAAAAGCAAAAAATTATTTTGACAATGTAATTTCTGCTTCTAATTTTGGAGTATTGAAAACAAGAATAGCTGATTCAAATGGAACATTTAATCCATTTATAGTTACAAATGGATCAAGTATATATGGTCCTTATACAATGACCATATCTGAAAATAGGCGCGCAGGAACCATAAATTACGATGCAGAATTTAAAGAAAAACCTTTTTCACTATCTACATCAAAATTCATAGATCTTGATGTCACGGTAAGTGAAAACAGAAGAGAAAATGTAATAGCTGAAATACCAATACCAGGAAAGTCAACTGGCCCAGTTATACAAGACATAAATACTACAAACACGGTTAAAAGAAACATAAATGCTAATTTTACTATAGCTACTGGTTTAGCTGGAGTTTATGCAAATATTGATGATTACAGAAGCTCAGCAAGAGATTTTTTAAAGACAACGCTTGGAATATATCCCACAGGAACACAGGGAACACATTTTTGGATTTCAAATTTTAGTGAGTCAGTTGATGTTTCAAAAGGAACATATGTTTTTAACGCTACGGTTCTATTACCTGGCGAGACTGGAACAATTTAATGCCAGCAGATGTTAAACTAAACGGGCCAATCAGATTTCTTGGATGCACAGTAACAAATTTTACTTGTAGTCTTGGTTTAAATTCAAATCCATCTGTAATGGATATACAGCTCGTTGAAGACATACAGGATGATTTTAAAGCAGACAATTATGATTCTACTTTATCTACAGAGGCTGCAAGGATAGGATCTATAAAAGGAGGATCTTCATTTTTAGATGGAAATCCTGGACATTACGATTATTTTCAAAATGGAAATTTTAAATTTGGTGGCGTTGTTACAAGTTGGAGAAGAAATCATTCATCATCTGGAAGATTCATAAATGTTCAACTTTCAGATCCAAGAATGTTTTTAAAGGATATACCAGTTATTACAGACCACTATCCAACACAATTTGGTATTTCAGATCCATTCGATAACTATAATGTATCAACACCGCTTAAAGATTATTCTAATCCAATAGCAGCAAGATGGACACTTGATGGTCTTCCTTGGGCAAGTTTACAAACGCATTTCTCTCTTCTGTCATTTAGATTTTTTGGAAAAACTTACAATATTTCTTTTGATAGTTCATTTTCTAGCAGAATAGCATATAATTATAGAGTCCCTCTGCAAAATGCATCATTAGATGAGATGATAAATAGGGCAGCAAGAGACAACAACATGGACTGGTTCGCTGCATGTAATTCAGATGCGGCCACAAATCCAAAGACGATAGTAATATATGGAGTTAGAAGAGATAATCAATATTCACTAAATGATACAACTATGACTAATTTCATAGCTGGATTATCATCGAAAATATCAAACTATGAAGTAGGTCGTGAGCTTAGAACTGATCCAACAAAAGCAATATTTATAGGAGATCATAAAAGAACTCTTCAGGAAATAAGCTCTTTGTATCCAGTTTTTTATATTGGTGCAGATGGATATATGTCAGATCAAGCTTTCATCGATTTAAGCTGCATACATAGCGATAGCTCAACTCTTGTTTCAAATTTACCTTCTATAACATTTCCAAATTTAAAATCTGTTCGGCAAGATGGTTCTGTTAGTTCAACTCAAGTATCAGATCCAACAACATCAAAATCAAGGGCTACAAGTGTTAAAAAAGGATACTTTGTAAATGAATATATGTTGCGCGCAGCTCTTCATGGAAAAGAGGCGTGGGCAACTGCAGTATGGTATGGATTTAAATACATTTACACATCATTTACATATAAACTTTACAGTGCTTTTGATCAAAATAATAACATATTTAATGCATCAGGAAATTCTGTTGTAACCCTTAACAGTGCACAACTTTCCGCAATACCAGCAAAGATGGGTATATTCGCCCCTCCTTTCAACAGAGAATCACCTAGTTTTAATGATGTTCCAACGACAATAGACTCAACCATTGGAATACCATCACCAGAATCAGAGGCTATAAAAGAAGCGTGCTATCAAGCGACTCTTAGAGTTGCACAGGATTATTATGGAAGAGTCTTTGTTGGTTATATCGGAGACAGTCCAACTATAAATTCTATAAAATCAAACGGTGGATCTTATACTTATTTGCATAAAAAAATTCCAATTGAATTTGAAATTTGCGACGCTGCTCCAGCAATATCTGATCCAACAAATGATAGCTCATTTATTTCTCTGCCATATGTATTTGCAAATAGTGAGTCTGGAGCATTTAGAAACGAGAACGGCCTATACAGACCATATATAACAATAGATTATCAATTTATATCACAAATTTTTTACTCACCTAGAATAGACAACCTTGATCCAACATCATATTTAAAAATAAACAAATCTATTTCTTCAACATCTCAAGCAACAGATTCTAATTGCTACATAACAAGAGCAGATATTAGTATTGAACAAAATAAATTTGATCCAAGATATGTAACACTTACTCTTAATGAACCAATTTATGTTGGTCTTGGCACAAGAAGATTTGGATCTATAACAACTTATAAAGGTGCAGATCCAGAAGTACAGTCAGACCCAAGATATCTTGGAATAACAAAAACTGCTTCATTTACTGATGGATATTCTGTGAATCCGTTAACCAAAAAAGATAAAAGCGGAGGAACACAAGAATTTATAAGCTGGTTATATTCAGATTATACAATTGTGTCTGGTCCATTAACTGATTCAAACAGTAGATTTGTAGACATAGATCCAACAAATAAAAAAATAACTGGAAAAAAATATGTTGAGCTTCAAGGTGGTTTTTCAAAAGCATTTCAAGAAAAAATTGGTTTTGCAGAAAGCAGATATACTGGTGGAATTAATGGAGCAATGAAACTTGTAATTCCATTAAAATGGAATTTGTTAAGATATGGTCCATTTTTTGGAACATCATCAGATATAAATACCGCATTCAGACCGACACAAGTTCTTGAAGACACAAATCTTAATCCATGGAATTACGGAAGTACTGCCAACATGATAGCTGCTGGAGACATAATGGCTGATAATTCTTCTGGCCAGGCATCTACTGTTGGATATGCATCAATAACAGTTGCTGATTTACCAAACTATTCTATTGGATATGCATTAAAAACAGGAAGTGGTAATTCTGAAGCAATAATATCTAATCTTGCTGATATCTCGCTATCATATGGTATGAGTGGATTTACAACCACGTATAGATTCAAAACATTCTTTGGTCCAACCGGATTTAGAAAAAAGCAAGACATTGACTCAAGCCTTTATAACTCACATCGAATAGCTGAATCTAAAAAAGAATTTATAAAACTTGATGCTCTTGTGAAAGATTTTCAGCCAGAATCTGGTAGAAGATTTATATATATTGATAAATCTAAATCAGTTTTATCTAGCGATAAAACAACTGGACAAGATAAAAACACATCGGTTGATGGATCTTATTTGATGTCAAATGCTGTTGTAAATATGGATGGGAGACCGTCTGTAACTGTAATATCAGCTGGCACAATAAAAGAAACAACAAATGCGGATGCTTCAATTCATGAACAATACGCATATTCTGGATTAGGAGAATTATTTACTCCTATAACAAGTGCATATCCAGAAGTGACGCAGGCTGGTAGCACCCCACTTCCAAGTGTGCATGGAATACCAATTGGTGGTAGCGTAGCGTTTAATTATCAGGCTCTACCATCAAACGTTTCATCTATAAAAGTTGATGCTGATTTAACAGCTGGTTCAGCTGAAATAATTCCTGCAATTGATCAAACTGGTTCTGGAGAAATTCCGGTAGAGGAAAGATAATGGAAATACCAAGAGACACACATGGGCTAGTACCTGGAGATACCACACTAGCAAACCAAAAAACTAGACCAGTTCCACAGGGTACTACTCCGGGAACAATTAACCCATTTGCAGCAAGATTTATCGGCTTATCATCACCAGTTGGAATAGCTGGATGGGGATATGATATATTTGGAAGACCATGCCCAGGAGCAATAAGTCTTCAAAAATTGAATGGGCGTGCGAATTCCGAAGGAACTGATATAAAAGATTATAGCCAAACAAGGTTTATCAGTGCAAATAGCTCAGCTGGATCAAAATTTCCAGGTGGTGGAGAATCATCACCAATGCATCATGTAGCTGGAATGCTGGATGTACGTTATGATCCAAGACATGGCCTTTGGAGAACCAATCATTATTTTCTAGCAGAGATAACTGGAGTAGTTTCAACTGGTAATTCTGTTTTTTCAAACAGATATTTGTGGAGAGAAGTTGAGATACATAAAATAACAGATCCTGATCCAACAACACGATCATTTGATTCAATCGCAACAAGCCCATTCCCATATCCTGCAAGATCATTTGTTGACGCAAATAACGCATTGATAAATTATGCGGTTAATTTATCTGAAAGTTCATCACATCCAAGCGACAGAATATTACATAAAATACCCTCTGGAACAATAGTTCAGATGCGAGCTATAAATGTAATTAAAAATTATACAGGTGATGATCCATATCTAAATGATTACCAACCGTTGTATATATTTGAGCAACCTGGATATAACAGCGTGTTTATCAAAATAATTGGATATGATGGAACTTATCCAGCTCCACTTTCAGAAGGTGATGCAGCACCACTTGGAAATCAAGCTAATTATAACAATGGAAAGATGCAGAACCGTTGGCTGTACAGAGGAGTAGTTGTAGCATTTAGCGGAGCAAATATATTTAATGGCGGCTCTAGATATACAACTCCATTTGGAAAATTTGTTGAAGATGAATCAATACCAGAAAGCATTAGAAAAGTTCAATGCATCAATTTGATAGAGATGGGAAATCCAGCTGGAAATAGAGGGATGATATGCCCAGGAGTTGTTACTGCAACTGGAAATAATTTAACAGCATCAAACATTTGGCCTGATGGCATTCCAGGATCTATATCTCTAGCCGCAAACACAAAGTCCTCTTATCCAAAAGGTTTTGCGGTTCAGCCTATTTGCAGCGGAACAATAGTAGAGGCACGAAGACTTACATCGCCAAATGGCGTAGGGACATATGGCCCGGTTTATTATTTCCAAGTTCCTAATGCTCATGATGGTGGATGTTCAAGCGGCATTTGGCCTTTCTTTGGAGCTACAACAGAAGCTCCATTTGAGCCTTCAAATCCAGCAAGGACAGGTGTATAATAAAGTATGGCAACAGTAACATTTTATGCTAATGAAAGCATTGGAGCGGTAAACAGCGGAAGCCAGAACATGAATGGTTCTGGAATAGGATTTTTTGGTAATGGTGGGGCATTTGCCAGCGTAAAAATAAATGAATATCAAGACAGAACTTTTATCTGTGATGCTGGTGGAACTACCGTTGGCGCAGAAATAGATAACGTAAAATATGTCAACTCAACTGGTGCGTTGATAAGCAGAGGTGGAACAACTGATGCAACACTATGGGTTAAAAACATACCAAACTATAAATCAACGCTTAACATAAGATTTGAACATACTAGCGCTGTAAGAACACAAAATGCTAAAGTTCAAATATATGACAGAAGCAGTATCAGCAATCCACCATCTGGCGTAATTTGTCAAGTATGCGAGATAGTCCACCCTGAGGTTTCACAATCTGTAACAGGATCTGGTTCTTCTTCATGGACTGCTTGCAGCGGCTCTACATCATATGTAAGTTTGATAGCAAGCCCAGGCACTAGCGGAATAAGACCATCTGGTTCAAGCACAACAGATGCGCAGCACGATTGGTATGTAGCTATATCTGCCACTCCAACTGGGGTAGGATCGCAAACAAATTTTGGAATATACTTTACAACTGAATATTTATAATGGTCGCAGCACCATCAACAACCTTAAGACTACAAACAGCTTCAGGAAGTTCACCATTTTCATCCTCAGAAGCTTTTGCTTTTGGTAATGCGGATAGCATAAACATACTAAGTTATCAAAAAATAGGTGACTACCAAACCGCAACATTTTCCTCTCCAACCAAAGGAAATATTTCTGTAGGAGCTAGATTTAACAATATTAAATATCTAACATCATCAACAGCTGAAATATCAGCACTTGCTGTTGGTACTGGAACTGGTCCTACGTTAAGTTTGATAAATATACCAAATTACTGCGCCTCATTAAATGTGCGAACAACAAGCTCAATAAGCATAAAAGTAAATAAATGCAATGTTTATTTTCATAATGGAAGCACAAGTGGCGTGTCTCCAACACAGTTTGATATTAAATATTATGAGTGTTTCAATGTTAGTACTGGAACAGGAGTTTCTGGCTCAGGACTTACATCCTGGGGAACAATCGCTGCTTCATCAACTAGCTTTGTGCCACTGAGGGCAAATCCAGGAGTTTCTGGAACAAATGCATCAGGAAGCGTAACGGCTGGAACTCAGCACGATTGGTATTTTTGTTTTTCTGCCACACCAGTCAGAACTTATTCTGCTGTATCATTTAATGTTTCGTGTATGATTGAATATGTGTGAGGGTGTTTCAAATGGAAGATAATGGCTGGATTGAATATAGAAAGCTAGTTATCAGTGAGCTTCAAAGATCAAATGATAGATTAACTCGCATTGAGTCTGATATTACTGAAATTAAACAGAGATTGGCCATACTTCAAACAAAAGTCTATTTTGCATCAAGCACTCTTGCATTTTTAGTTTCTGCAGCAGTTGGAATGTTTACGACATCAATAAAAGGATAATATGTCAATAGAAAAATTACTAAAAACACTGGCCGTTTCAATAAATCCAAGACAAGAAATGCGTGATTCAGAAGATATGCCAGTTAAAATGTGTTGGTGTTGCCAAATGCCAGCAAGCGCAACCGATCTTTTCTACTATGCTGATAATCAAAATAAATGTTATTTTGCTTTATCTGGAAAGCCAGTTCAAAAGAGATGCGAAGAATGTCATTATCTTGGAGATGATTGGAAGAAAAAAGGTCCAACTTACGTCAATAAACAGATGTAAAATTTTAAGGTTGGCAACCAACAAACATTTTAATTATAATTTGCTTGCAGATTGATTCAACAACATAAGCCTCAGATACAGTTAAACGGTGACCAGCCCAAAAACGCTGGTCACCTTTCTTTGAGCTAATTTCAAATGCAAAGCCATCATCTAATTTATACATTTTCATTATAACATTGCCAGATTTATTTTGATGGAAGAAACCTTTTCCTTTTCCGCTTTCATCAGCAGCACCTAAGAACGCTTTTCTTCCAGAAAGAACGCAGGCTATTTCTGCAATTTCTTCTGTATCAAGCTTGACTGTTTCAGAATCTTCCTTCCAAGAAAAGCGATTATTGCCATCAGAATCTTTTGATGCTTCTTGCTTTGCTACAGTAAGAAAAAAGTTACATGTTTTTGCGTTCCACTCCCAAGATGAAGCACACCCCTTGGTGTGATCTTTCATATTTGGTTTATAAATTTTGTATGCTGGATTGTATGACATTAGAAAATAACCTCACCTTTAATTTGCTCTGGAATAGATTGACCACCATTCTCAGTTCCTCGACTGAAACCATTTAGTATGTTTATTACTTCGTGTGATTGCTTATATGTAAGAGTATGCATACTCTCTGTTTGAATTCCACAGAACTTGATTAGCTTTGATTGATCAATTCCCATTCGATTACACATTGTATTAATTACAATTTTTGCACTATCTGAAATCGGTCTATTTTCATCAATAACCATTGGATCAAGATCTTCTTTTGCTACTCCCTGATTTACTTCCTCAAGAGCGTAAACTCTAACAAGACCAAGAGCCTTTCTCAATGCACGAGCCTCAGCTTTTGTTGATGCTGTAGCAACAGAAGCGTTGCAGTAAGGAAATGGTGTATTATCTGGATTTACATCAAAAACATCAGACACATATTCATCTCTTGCAGAAATTACACCATGTCGCTTGAATTGAATGCTGCATCTAACTGTTGCTGTTCTATCTGACATTGTTGGAGACTTCAAAACATCGATGTCAACGGATACAATTCTTCCAATTAGTTTCTTAAAAATTCTTCGAAGACCATCGCATGTAGGCATTCCATCCTTGCATTCCTTGTCAGTCAGTTGTGAAATGACATAATCAGACCATTCTGGATCTGTCTCATCTATTTTCTTTGATCCATCTGCTGATGTTATTTGAATAGCAGGAGATACGCTTTCTGCTTCTGCTATCATTTGCTCAAGTGTTTCAATGTCAAGATCGGAAATGAGAACTGCGTCTTTACCAAGATCTACCAAACGTTTAACTAGTGATTTCTTGCTTTTGCGTGGCATATTTAATTAGTCCTATGTAATCCTCTGCTGATTGTGGCAACGCTATAACTGATTTTCCATAATTTTCTGATACGGTTGAATCAAAAAGTGTCTTAAAAAACTGGTTTGGAAAAACAATCAAATCACACATGCTAAAGTTATATTGAACATTTTGCACCTTTTTTATGCATGACTGTATATCTCTAGCAATAAAAATAATTGGACCGGCAAAATTTATTTGTTGTCTCACATCGTCTAGTGCATCATATGAGAATACAAATGTTGGCCCAGTAACTGAAGATAAATATTGGCTAGTGAACAAAGATGTGGATGGAACAGAAACGACTTTGTTATCACCTCTTGTAAAAAGATTAAATGATACTTGTTTATTTTTGTTTTTAGCTATAGCCATATTTATTTCATAGTAAGGCTGACTAACACAATTATCAAATAAAAAATTTACATTGCCCCTCTTATATAGAGATCCTACAAAAAACGTGTCTAGTATAGCGTTATCATTCATTTCTGCAGTCATATTATCTCCTAAGCATCGCATGTTCTCTTGCGATATCGTTGTTGTGGGCAGTCAAAGTTTTATTTTGCCCATGGTTGTAGTATTTGAAAAGAGGGGCTGGGATTCTCATGCACATAAAATTTGCAGCAGATATCCTAAGCCAATAATCGTAGTCTTCAATGAGTTTTATTGATTCGTTAAAAAGACCTATTTTGTTTACGACAGATCTCTTTATAAATGAATTAGTTGACACAATGCATTGACGCTTCAAAAGACGCTCATCAAAATCAGGTTTTGAGTTATACATTGTTTTATTTGAAAATACTTCAATATAATCAGAATAGACAAGACCAACCTCAGGAGCTATATCAAGATACTTGATGCTTATTTCGGCCTTTTGAACATGGTATTCGTCATCGGCATCAAGAAATCCAATATATTCACCTGAAGATTCAAGGATTCCAGCATTTCTAGCACTCGCAGTACCACCATTTTTCTTTTTAATAAGTCTGATATTTGAATCACCAAATTTATAAATTAATGATTGTGCCAAAAGTAATGAATTGTCTTTGCTGCCATCATCAACAATGATTATTTCAGTCTCGCTTTTATCGATGGTTTGTGCGACAGCACTAGAAACTGATCTTTCAAGAAAATGACCTTGATTGTAATTTGGTATTATTATTGAGCATTTAATCATACGAATGCAATTCTTTTTTGATCTGTATTGAACAACTCTTCCATCATTATATCCTCATAATCTGATATTTTAAATCCACCGTATGGTGAAAATCCATCAATATCAGACCTGTGAATAATTTTATCGCTATTTATCTCAAATGACTTCATGATTTGTTCAACTTTATCTCCATTTGTATCACCAATCCAAATAAAGTGTTTGTGATCTGAATCTTTGTACTGCATTTTTGGATTCTTCAAATACTCATTCCAAATTAAAAATATTGATGATTCTACACGCTCAACAGTAGAAATCATCTTTATGCTTTCGTAGAAAGATGGAACAACTTTTATGAATCTTACGTTTTTATGTTCAGAGTATACTGATTCTTTACATTCAAGCTCATCTCCAGATAAACCCATGTCAACAAACATATATTCATGATTGTCATTTATCTCTATGTTTTTTTTGCACTCAGCATTAAAAGTACCAAAATTCATTGGTCCATCTCTATGCTCTTTAAGCAAAATGCAAACAACACATTTCATTGTTTAACTGCCTCCATGTTCACGACCCATTGATATGGGCCATACCATGTTTTGGTAACAGAGAAGCCAGATGACTCAAGAGCGTCTTTCAATGATCCATGATCAAGGTATACATTGTATCCGCTGAATATATTGTTGAAAGTTGGCGTATCCATTACTCCATAGGCAAGAGCATTGGATGCACCGACAACATCAACTATTTTTATTTTTAGAACACAGCCGCTATCAGAGAACTGCGCCCATGAATCTATGGTTTCTTTGACAGGAGCCTTGGTTTGCTCAAGTGCGCCAGGATGAGAAATTATTTCAGTTATCTTTTTTCCATTGATGCTTCTGATTACATAATCATCAACAAGCTGATCTGTTTTTACCCCGTTTCGTCTTTCTAAATTTATATATCCATCAAGATATGCTTCGCCATGATTAACATTTATTTTCATAGTATTCCTTCAATTCTTTTGTTATATGCTTGTTCAAATATAGAATTCCAGCTATTTGCAAAATCCTCTATATTGTAGTTTTCAACTATTCTTTGTCTGCAGTTTGAACCAATATTATGGGCGTATTCTTTATCATTGCATATACGCACTATTTGTTTAGCTAGATGCTCAAGATCATTTGAACATATTTCTGGATTATTAATTATTGATGGCACTTCTTGATTAGCGGTTGACACACATGGCGCACCACAAGACATCGCCTCCATTAAAGACATTGGAACTGGAGACAGCCTAGAAGTATTAAGATAACACGAACAGTTATTTATTGCCTGTATTAAATGGGCTTCATTTGAAATAGGCTCGCTAACTCCCGGATTATCACCAATCAATGCAAATTTAATTGTTGGATCTATACTTTCAACAATAGATTTGACTTTAGTCCATTCTGTATATCCACAAAACTGATCTCTTTGAGCAAGAGCATTAACAATGTATAATACATATTTTGTCTTTCCGCTTTCAAATGCTCCAGTCCATCCCACAAAGTCATTTGTTCTTATTCCATGCTTAACAACTGTTGCATTTTCAATGCCCCATGATTTTTTGTTATGCTCTGTTATAAAAACGTTTATATCAGCTTTAAATGAAAGCATTGCTTCCATTGTTCTTTGATCCCAGTTTTTTAACTGTGGTTCAATGTGCTCCAAATGAACTATTGGAAGTCTCAAGGCTTTGGCAATTTCTGTGGCAAATTGTATCTGACCAAATCTTTCTTGAGACAGTATGAAATCAATATCATATTCCGTATCAGATATTGCATTATACTCATATGTTCTTTGTGGAAGTGGCTTAAAACGCCGATCCCACTGTTTTGTTCCAGCCCCCCTGTTTATTAGAAAGAATTCGTGACTAGTTGCCAAGGCCAAATTTGTTTGGTATGCCTCATGCGTTGCAAAAGTAAGTATCTTATACTTTTTCTTTGGCGTTCTGTTAATTTTATTTGCTATTGTGATTAATGGATTCATTTTGATGACAAAGCCTCTACTAGTTTTGGACCAACAGCCTCATAGGAAAACTTGTTAACCATCTTTGTATAGTTTTCATTTGCGGTGTTTTTATATTCACCATTTGCTGCCCTACGCATTTTTTCCATCATTTCCCACAAAGATCCTTCCATCCACCATTCTTTATGGGAATAAAGTCCAGGGACAATTGCATTTTTGGCCATTGCAAATACCGGTTTCTTGATCATAGATTTGACTGTTGGCTCATAATCCAAGTCAAACATCTTCGATATGCCATTCCAGTGAGTTGCTATAACCGGCTTCTTGAATGCCGCTGCATCAAATGCTGGTATGCACTCGCCTTCTCCTCGTGAAGCAGTAACATAACAATCGAAGTTTTGATGCATCCCCAAGATCTCTCTTTCAGATAAAACGTCTGTCATTACGACTATCTTTGGATAATCTTTTTCAGATCTCTTGATTTCCGACTTTACAGATGATATCGCTTCTTTTATGAAATGCAAAGACTCTTCTGGATTTTTACCATCAACGTAAGTCTTGATTATAAGAGAAACGTTGTCTCTAGAAGAAAATTCAGACAAAAATGCTGTTACGGTACTTGCAATATTCTTTCTGTATGAGTAGTCTGATATCGTATAAAATTTATATGTGTCTTTTATTTCATCTGGAATTGGAGGAGCTTCATATGATTGGTCGTACTTTGTGAAATCGCTTGGGCGTGTAACCTCTCTAAGAATCGATTTTACACCAGATTCTTGAGCTGCAGCAATTTGATCTTGCGTAGTCATCCAAACTTCATCCATCAAATTACATGAATACTGCCAACCAGAAGATCTGAACGAGCTGCTCTCCCAATAAAATAAACCAATATTTTTAACTCCAGCTATTCTGACAAAACTGTTAGGAATTGTTTGTTGTATCACAACATCCACATTATCAAGATCGCATCTGACTTGAATGTCTTTGTCTATGACAACAGGTCTTGAATTAAGCGTGAACCATGTTGGAACAACATCAACTCCATATTTTGACATGCACTTTATGAAATCCCTTGCTGAATTTCCATATCCAGTGCCATCACGATAAACAGATAAATATGCTACTTTCATATTACCACCGTATTTCTGCTTTTTGTTTGCTGATGACCTTCAGTATTAACCATAAACCTGTGTTGCTCAAACATGTTTCTATCATGTATCTCCTTTTGCATGATTTGATTGAGCTTATTTATATCTATGTCGTGATTTGACAAAGCACCATTTTTGTTCATTACATCGGCAATGTTTCCCATCTGGAAAGATGTTTTTTGCATTGTTCCAGGCGTGAAATATTGAGAAGCAATTTTACATATTGTAGCCGCATCCATACAATCATCAGCTTGCAAATTGACATATTGAGACATCTTTGGTGGCGCAAACCATCTGAATGGATTTTTTGTTTCAATTGAGTCAAATATCCTTGACCATTTTTCAGCAAATCCATCGCTTGAATGAAAGTGTTCTGCTGTTTCTCTAGCCAATGAAGACAAGAACTCCTTCTTTTCCTTTGTTTCTTTTAGATATGATGTCATCATTTCAGACAGGTGACTATCGTCTGGTATTGCTCTTATTTGACTTGTCTCTCTTGTTGACTCCTGTCTCCATCCAGATATGCGGGTTTGTCCATATCCACCACCAAGTCTGGCAAGTTCATATGGTGCGGCATAGTCAGTTGATATAACTGGAATGCCGCAAGCTTTCGCTTCTATAATTGGAATTTCAAGAGCGCCAGCAACGCTGTGCTGAATATAAAGATCTGCAATGTTGTATATTTTTGCAAGCTCTTCTCTTGTTGAGCCATTCGATGTATTTGCCATAGCGCAAGCTTTTTGCCCACACTTTTCACAATATTTTCTATCACCAGCGTAGAATCCTGGAGTTGATTTTTTGCAAACTTGGCAATAATATGTCACTATTACTCTTGATCCAACGCCATACCGTATTATTTCTTTTGGTATGTCAAATCCACAATCAGGATTTCCAGTGTGCAAATATAGATATGTCTTGTCAGCTATTTCATTGAGTCCCTGTTTGTATAGGGAATCTATGGTGTCTGAAAAAGCTTTTATTAGCCCAGGAAAAAGTTTTCTTGGCTGGTTACGCATTACAGTCATTATTATGTTTGCGTCTTCCGATATTCCATACTCAGCACGTATAGTTTTCTTGTCCATTACTTTGAATGTCTCAAGATCGACACCAGGCATTGTATTTAAAGAGCAAACATTAAGTTTTCCATTGCCATATTTGGACAATACGCTCAAGCCCCAGTCTGTATATGAGGTAAGAAGATCTACTGTTGAGAATGTTGATAGCCATTCATCTCTTGGTGGCTCAGAGTCAACACACACAGACCAAATATACGTGTAATAAGGTCTTGATGGAGACTTGGTTATAAATTCATCGTGCCAATAATCTCTGTATGAGAAAACTATATCGGGTTTGAATTCGTTTACAGCAGCCTCAAATCGCAATGATCCAAACTGAGCTGTTTGATATTCTTGTTGAAATCTCTGCATTTCTGCAGAGCCTTGAGTAGGAACAACTGGAAAAACCTTCCACGGAAGTGTTTTTACTCTTGGATCATCGTCAGAAATATAAGACGCAAGCTCAGCGACCTCATACTTTCCAGATTTATGAAGTCTAGAAAGCAGATCGTATGCCATAACAGAAAAGCCTGTGTTTAACAGGCTGAATTCACTCACTAACAGTATTCTTTTTTTATTGCTCACCGGTTGTAAATCCTTCAAATTTTCCTAAATTTCGAGATGCTTTTGTTTTATTGTCCATCTCTTTTGCAATATCATCAGCCAAAGTATCAAGAAGGCCAGGGGCCTGTAATAAACCCCTGGCCTTCAAGATCTCAAGAACTTTTAAGATTTTAATTGATGACATTAGAATGGAATGTCTTCAAGATTCTTTTCACTGCTTTTGCCAGAACTTACCTTCTTTGAAGGCTTCTGTACTGACTTTTCTGATGACTGAGCGTTATCAGAATTTCTTCTCTGCAGGAATTCAAAATCCTCAATGCTTACGAGAATCTTGCTTCTCTTTTCACCGTCCTTGTTTTCCCAATTTTCTTGCTTAAGGTGACCCTCAACGAGAATTGGATCTGACTTCTTGACATACTCAGCGATTACGCCAGCTCTTGGACCCCACATTTCACAATCAATATACGTGGTGTCTTCCTTCTTTTCGCCAGACTTTGTGGTGTAGCGTCTGTTGATCGCCATTCTAAAGCGAACAACATTATTGCTTTCACCGATTTCCTTTAGTTCTGGATCTGTTACTAAGTTACCTACTAATACGACTTTGTTGAAATTTGACATGTTTTACCTGTGTTATATTCTAGAACGATTATTTGTGTTTTTAATCAATCAATTTATTTCTATTAAAGATTCTACGCACCATCCACTTCCTGTCCCTTTAATTGTCAACTCATATTTACCATCCTTTCTTATCTTATTTTTATATTTAGCATAAGCGCTTGGAAACATAACCATTCTTATGCTTCCAGTCGCGTCAGCAATATTCAATTGACACATTTCTTGACCAGGGTTTTCGCCCTTTTTTGTGACAGTGAATTCAACATCAACCACGGATGCTATTACTCTTTTTGCAACACCTCTATTGTTTCTTAGCATCCTATAGCAGTCCTTACAAGTAAACTCAGTTATATCTTTGTAAGAATCAACGGCGCTGCAAGTCATAGATATTCCAAGAAGCTCCTGCTCATTTAATGCTTTCCAGTCAGATGTATCTGTTGATTTTACATCGATGGCCTCGGCTTCAGATTTCACAATCTGCTTTCTTGGCTTTGTACTTACCATAACAGCACAGTCTAACATTGCTTTTTTAATTATATCAACAGAATTTCCGTCAGAAATATTTTCAATTATGTATTTTGTCTCTCTTACTGTGAGTTGATTCATTGCCGAAACAACATCAAGCATGCATTTTCTTGAAAGCCCATAACAATCACATGCACCGCTCTTGATCAAAGACTCCACACCAAGAGATCGAATAGAATCGTTTTCTCTAAAAGAAAGTTTGATGAACTGAGAGAATGTTGAAGGACGCTCATTATTTATAATAGACCAATCCTTTTCGCCAAATTGTTTGATATGGCAAAGGCCATATATGATTGAGCTTTTACCATCTTTATTTAAAATCTTGAAGTCTTTTGATGACTCAATGATTGAGGGTGGTATGATTGATATGCCGTTCATCTTTGCCTCATTAATCATATCATGAAGCTCTTCTCTTGGCTTTTGTCTAGCTTTAGAATATGTCAAATATGTGCAGTAAAATTCGTAAGGAAAGTTCGCTTTTAGATACGCTGTGCGATATGACCAAACAGCATATTTTTTTGCATGAGCATCGTTGAAAGCATATCTTCCTGCGCTCTCAATCATGGAGAACAGCTTTTCAGCCAAATCTTTGTCTTTTCCATTTTTAATACATCCATTGACAAATTTTTCTCTCAGATCATTAATGACTTTATAGTCTTTTTTACCGATGCCTTTTCTTAGTTTGTCTACAATTACCAATCTATCAATATATGGAAAATCTCTCCAAGCTATTTCTCCACCAAATTTCATTAGCTGCTCTTGATAAATAAGAACACCCATAGTTGGATTCAAAATGCGATCAACATCGTCATCGCCAAATTTATTCGGCGGTTCTTTTCCATTTTTTACTCTAGAATACATTTCAGTCATGCCTGATTCAAGACATGCTGGTCTAATTAAAGCAAGAACAGCACTAAGCTCATTTATGTTCTTTGGTTTAATCTTTGATGCCCACTGCTTTCCAAGCTCACTTTCAAGTTGAAAAACACCGCCAGTATTTCCAGACTGTATGAGCTTCCACGTTTTTTCGTTTTTAAAATTAATTGCGTCTATGTCAAGCATTGTTGGTTATCTTGATTTTAGGTCTGATCTTAAAGTTCATAAATGACATGTATCGCTTAAACATTTCTGCTGTTATTAGAACATCTTCAAGAGCGTCATGTGTATCTGAAGTGCGCTTCATTCCTAAAAGTTCTGCATAAGTATCAAGTCTATTATTTTTCAGATTGTCTCTTCCAAATATTGAAAACATCAGAGGCATCATGTCAAGTTTTATATTTGACCACGGGCAATCGTTTCTGCCATTAATGATCTTGTATTTTCTCATCCAATATTCAACAAACTTATCATCAAATCCAGTATTGTTAAAGCCAACAACTATTGGATAGTTCCATGGGTTTTCCGATGGGTTCGATATAGCAAGATACTCTTTAAATTTTCTTAGCGCTGTTTTTGGATGCACACCATTTTCTTTTGCATTAGTCCACAGGCTTTCTCCGATTACCTCTATTGCTTTTGCGTCTGCTTTTTCAGGACTTTGTGGTTGTACGATCACTGTAAATGGCTCAATGGTATTTGAAACCTCATAATCAGAATAGTTCAATGTTACTGCTGCTATTTGGACTATTTCGGCGCCATTTTCATAATCAAGGCCGCTTGTTTCAATATCATAAACAACGAAATTTCTTTTATTCACATTCGATTGTAGGTGTGGTGTATTAGTATTGATGGGTTCTAGCGATCAAGTCATAAAAAAACATTTAAACGCTGTAGCTAAACAGGTTGTTGGTCCTCCAACTAGAACTAGACCTGATGAACCAAATATGCCATTAGAAACAAGTCCAGGATCGTGGACAGATACAACACCATCATCGTGGCAATTTTCGATTCAAGATCTTTTGGCGGCTCTTTATAACGGAATAACATCTTTGAGACTGTATATTGAAAGATGGCTTGTTAGTCTCGGAATGTCAAGAAATGTTGCAAAAATAATAACTCTTAATTTAACACTAAGCGCAGAAACTATATTTCAGTTTGCTTACTGGGTTATAAGACCACAAACAACAAATCTGCCAAGAGAGTTATTTCTTAGTTTGCTGGGGTCAATTTTGGATGCAATAAGTCCAACCGGACGTACTGGGATTGATGATGCCGCATGGGATACGTTTTATTATTTTGATCATAGAGGGGTATTTTTCTTTGGCGATATTGTGGCAGCTATACAAAGAGGATGGACAATAAATCAAATAATAGAGTGGCTACAATTTTTGATCTCAAAGGGAAACGACTATTACTATAATTGGCCAGATACTCCAGAGCAAGCTCAAGAAGAAATGGATTTATACAAAGATTAAGGTAAAAAATGTCAATAGAAAAATCAATAGCAAAGTTTATATCAAAATTACAAAATACACCAACTTCTTTGGAAAACACTGGTTCTCAATCTCGTCAGTGTAATAATCCAACAGCTTCTATTAATGAACTAGACAAGATAACGTATCCAAACACACCAAGAGGAGCTTGCTGCTCTCTTGGTTTATGTTTTGAAGATACTAGCGCTAAGAGCTGCAGCTGGAGGATTTCGGTACACGGAGCTAGTCAGGGTTATTGGTTTGAGGGACAGCGTTGCGTTGGAGAATCTATACTTTGTCATAATGCTCTTGAAAATGGTGGAACAATACTGCAGCCAATGACAGAAAAAGAAGAAAGCGCTTATTTAAGAAATATAGGATGCATAAAATCTTAACAGGTAAAATAATGTCTATAGAACAATCAATAAACAAATTGGTAAAAGCAGTAAATCAAACAGTTTTAGACAAAAAAATAACTCCAGAACAATATTTTGATGTAATTGCTTCGCCTTCATGCAAAAAACTTCTTGGTAAAGATGGTGCTCCAATTAAAAATCCGCCTATAAATGATATTTGTGATGCGCTAAATGACAATAATACATGGATTAATCCTAAAAAATGTCCAGCATTTAATCCAATTGGACATAAGTGCTCTCCATCAGAAGTATTTATGTCAGAAGAAAAAATTCCATCAAATGGAAAATTAATAACATCAAAAGATGTTGCCAGGGCATGTGAAAATTATGCAAATGCACAAGTGGCCGCAATAGACACAAGAGGCATGAGCCAATCTCAGATACAAGAAATAAAATCTAAAGCAAAATGCTCGTGCTACGACTATTCATTATATAGTCAGGAAAATGGCAGCGCTTGGCCAAAGGGAATAAAAGAGGCTTTAACAAATCCTGCGCCAAATAGTTTTATACCAGCTATATATCCAGGGCATTTATCTATTCAAACATTAGATGCGTATAAAAATAATTGTAGCGCTTCACAAATTCATGATCTATGTATTGAAAATTCAATAGTGGTTAGAGATTGGAATCGCGCTTGTGGATTAATTGCAGCGCCAGAAAATTAACTTGATTTAATTATAGTACGCTCAATATCAGCTGGAACTTTTTTAAACTCTCCCCTTAAGGAGGGTTTAATTTTTCTAAGTATGTTTTTATTTTTTTCCAAAGATTCACCATACCATTTGCCGGTTTTGCACAACAGCAAATAATTGTATAATATTGCGGCGGCTTCTTTTTTGTATTGCCCAATATTTATTGGTAGGTTAAATTCTTTTATTGTCTTTATTGTGCGTCTTTCACAATTAAGCTCGCACATTATTGTTTTTCTGGTATAGATTTTTCTTAGTCTTTTATTGTAGGTTGCTTTTCCTGACTCCAGCATGGAAAGGTGGTAGTACGAATCACCACCGTTTCGCATGCTGGTGTCTTTGTATGTTTTGTCACCCTCTATCCACTGCATCATGTGAGAGTATTCATGAGCAAGCACAGAAACCCATTCTTCCTGAGTCTTTTCACCAGAAGCAACAACTAAAAGTTTTTTCTTTGGATGGTCATAAAAATATCCAGCACACAGAGAAGTTTCTCCTGGGCCTCGGACATTTTTTGATTTACTTATTTTTAATTTTACGCCGTGATTTCTAGCAACAGTTTTAACGTGTTTGATGAAGCGAGCGATGTTTTGATCTGCCTCTCTCACATCCTATAATACACTTGTGTGTAAATGCACCAAGTTTAAAACTCCACATACTTAAAGTTTCTTTTCTAGAAGGTGTATTAAAACTAGTATGACAAAGATCAAGATAAAAAACTCCACGACAGCATCTGGAGTGCCAATAAGCGGAAGTTTGTTACGGGGTGAGCTAGCAGTAAATATCACAGATAAACTGCTTTTTGTTGGTGACGCATCAGGAAATCCAGTACAAATCACAAACCAGGGTGGTGCCGGGGCTGGTGTTTCTTCTTTAACTAGTAACCCTAGCGGAGTTTACGTTTCACAATCAAGTGGCGCAGTGACTTTAGGTCTTCAGACAAATGTTTTTGTGAGTGGTTCTTTAAGTGCAAGCGGAGTTCTTGATGGTGATCAATCTGCCATAAATGTGTACGCTGCACAAGGAACTGGTGGTTATTCTCAATGGATGAAATTTAAAGATTACGGTGGGTATTATTCAAAAATAATGGGTTCTTATGATGGTGCAATGTATTTTCAAAACTCAGCCAACACTTGGAATTTTATTCCTAGCGGTGCTGCTGCTCAATCTGTTTCTTTAGATACTTCTGCGCTTACTGGATATATATTTAATAGCGCAAGTGTTGTGCAAATTGGAAATCAAAACACAACCATCATACTCAATTCCACAGGCGTAATTGCTACTGGAGATTTGCGCGCGAATCACTTTATAGGCGACTTGGTTGGTGCTGTTGTTAAAGAGTGTAAGTATACCGGAACTGGGACAGTACGAAGAGGAAATCCCATGTATATTACTGGTACTGTTGGTTCCAGCTATGTAATAGAAGTGCAGACTGCTCAGGCGAATGATATTAACAAACTAGCCGCTGTTGGTGTGATAGAACAACCGCTTGCGGCAAATGCTACTGGTCATATAATTCTTAATGGATCATTAAAAGATTTTGATACATCATCATTTAACGTGGGGGATCTATTGTATGTTGGCGCAACTGGATGGATTACAAACATAAGACCAACTGGAGCGACACAGTTCGTTCAACCAGTTGGTCGTGTAGCAAGATCTCACCCAAATTTTGGTGAAATAATAGTAACAGTTCTTTCTGATGAGCAGCAGAATCCAAATACCCTTGCTGCATCTGGAACACTTATACTTGGAACTCCAGATATTGTTACTCCACTTGCTGGCACAGGAACTGTGTTTAACACCAATGCCATTGCTATAAATATGGGTGGAGCGGCGTCACAACTTTCATTTGGCGCGGCATCATCAACATCGACTTTTAAAGGCTCAATAAATGCTACGGGTTCAATTTTCAACAATGGCCCAATCAATACCACAGGATATGTTTCTGCAGCAAGCGGATATCGTTTCACATCAAGCGCAGTAAACACTCAAACTGGTACTACTTATACTCTGCTATCAACAGATGATGGCAGAGTAATAACGATGAGCAATGCAAGCACAATAACCGTAACAGTACCAACAGGATTGAATGTTGGTTTTAATACTACAGTTATTCAACTTGGTGCTGGACAAGTAGTATTTGCAACAGGAGCAGGAAGCCCAACTCTTAACAGTTACGGATCTGCCTTGAAAATAACTGGTCAATACGGAGCCGCTTCAATTATTTCATACGCATCAAACTCATATAATCTAGCTGGAACACTATCAACATGATATCAATTCCATCTATAAAACCATTTGCTGTTCCATCGTCAATGTCAGAAAGTGCGACATTCGGAACTAAAAAATCAACAGGAACTTTTGGTGGGTTAAGTAGCGCTTATATGACATCATCAACAGGTTATTTTAAAGTTGAATGGTGGGATGGAACAAGCACGCAATATGGATCTGGAGATCCAAATACAACATATAATATTACTAAATCTGTAGTTGCTCCTTACAATACTTCATCAGAAAAACTTTTCACGATGTATCCAACTGACTCTTCTGGCAAAAGAAAAGGGTATTTTATAGCTATCTATTTTTCATCCTTAGGTAATTGTCCCGTTTCATCTTCTGATGTTACAAAATGCAGACGTTTAAATACTCTCACACTTGTTGGACCACTCACATCATATACTCACAATCCAAACTTACAATACTTAACAATATCAAATAGCTCTTTAACATCTTTGTCATTTTCAAAGGATACAGTTTTAGACGGCCTTATATTTGTAAGTAATAGTTCTGCGACAAACGTAAATTTAGCGAATTGTCCAGTGCTTACAAGCGTAGATCTTTCAAGTAATTCATCACTAACATCAATTTCTAATATAACATCTTGCACATATCTTTATTCTTTCATATGCTCTGGAAGCACAGGAATAACATCACTTTCATTCTCTGGTTTAATGTATTTAGTATGGATAAATGTAAGTAGCTGTGCTCTTACTTCTATCAGAGCAGCAGGATGTAATCTTTATTTGTTATCAAATAATACATATTCATCGTGGTTTGGTGGGGCTTGGTTGAGTGCAAATTCTTTAAATGCTGCAGCACTTAATCAATTTTACACAGATATTGGCCCAGCAAATGGAATAATACGTGTTGATGGAAATCCTGGAACCACATCAGATACTCCAACAATAGCAACAGGAAAAGGTTATACTGTCCTAGGAACTTGAAATGCCATTATACTTCAAAACACCAAACTATAGCATAGCGTTTATACCAAAAGTAGGATGCTCGTCATTATCATTTGCTGTCATTAAATCTTTTCAATCATATGAATCAGATTTAATAGACAATGCTCATCTTCCAGATGGATCAACAGCAGAACAAATGATGTGGCAATGCTTAGTTGAACGAGAAAAATGGCCGTCAAAACAAATATTGGCTTTTGTCAGAGATCCAATAGAGCGATTCAAATCCGCAATGGCGCAAGTCAATCTTTCCGATGTAGATGGAACAATTAATTCAATACTAAATGATGAAAAAATAGAATGTGGAAAAAATGTTAAAAGGTTAATTTCTCTTAAGAATAATGGACATTTTAAACCGCAAATAATGTGGGTTGATGAAACAACAAAGTTGTATCGATTTCCAGATCATATCAGCGAACTTTTTCAAGAGGCTGGAATGACGCAACAAATGCCATTAATAAATCAGAGTTCATTTCCAAAACCACAGTTAACATTTGAACAAATAATTAAGCTTCAGGACATTTATGCAGAAGATATAACTCTTTATAACTCAATAACATCTCCAGGAATAATAACTGGAATGGTATCAGCAAATAGGCCTCAAAAACCAGAGGTCGTAATTGAAGAAGTGTGATTTTCGCCTGGATAAAACAATGTGTATTAATTACATATGGCAGGATTATTCGATATCTTCAAAAACAAACTAAACCTTGCGGTTGCTCAAGGTACGATGGAAGATACACAAAAAAACATCGATAATCAGGAGCCTACAACTCCAGAGGAAGATTTATCAGACGGTATGAGTGAAGGTGTGAATGATGAAACCAGTTATAGTGGAATAGAACCAGGCGATATGGTTCAAAACACAAATACTGAATGTATGCATCATGGTAGCGAGGGGGTAGTTTTGAAAGTAGAATCACTACCAAATAACACAGGATACGTCATCCATTATCAAGTAACAAACAGTGGCCCAACTTATTCTCCGGGCGACATTTTAACAAAAACTGAAGATCAATTAGGTAAAATATCATGACACCAGATAATTCATCGTACTCAAGTGGTTCATCAAACTCTTACAGCTCATCAGGCTTTGCAATTGGTGATACAGTAATAAACACAATGGATGGTTCACCAAATATCGGTACATGGGGGAAAGTTGTATCAGTAACTGGTACTGGTTCTAACACTGTAATCGGCTATATTGTTGGTAACTCAGAGTACCCATATCAAACAGGTTGGACTGTTTACGATCTTGCTACAAATCTTGAGCTTCATGATGCTTGAAGATATAGATAAGATTTTTGCTGATGAACAAGCTATCGCCGTGACACATAACGGAAAGAGTGTTACTTTAAATAAACCACACAGAATTGGAAAAGGCGAGCCTGGATACGGAAAAAAGAAATTTGCTGTTTATGTAAAGAATGATAGTGGAAACGTTGTGCGTGTAACGTTTGGTGATCCAAACATGGAAATAAAGCGAGACAATCCGCAAAGACGAAAAAACTACAGATCTCGTCATGGATGCGATAAGCCGGGGCCAAAGTGGAAAGCCAACTATTGGTCTTGCAAAATGTGGGAAGCAAAGAAGTCTGTTACAGACTACACAAGCAGCCAGTTATTTGATGTTTTTTTAAAAGCTTTGAATAAAGACTAAGCATTATTTTGGTTGTTGTCTGCTGGCTGGTTTTCTTTTAGCCATACGCCAAGAGCAATAATCATTGCAGCTATTACACCAGCTGGAACACCAATTGATGCTCCAATTCCAGTTAAATCAAGCGCCCCAGAACCTATGGCAAGAGCAGCGCCAATTGTTATTATTGATGCAGCGCCAAGACCAACAAGCCATCTCACAAGATTCTCATTTGCGCCATTTGCCATAGCCCATACTCTAATTGCAGCATTTTGAGAGCCAGCTTTGAGATAAAGTGCAGCTATTGCTATTAGCCCATCTTTTGTTGTATTTTTCAACATTTGTTCAAGCTCATCAATAGTTAGACCTAAATTATCAGAAAGAGTTTTAAGAACTTTCTTTGTGTCTGGCAAATCAAGAAATTTTGCTCTGCAATCTTCATCAAGTTTACCGATTAAATCTTTGAAAATTTCAAGTAAAGCAATTCCTTGATCTTCTGATTTAACGGATTTAATTTTTTGTATATTCTTTGCTAAAATTTCAAGGGCTTTTTTAGCACATAAATCAGATGGATCGCTTTTTGCTTTATTGATAAGATATTTAACAAGAACTATTGTTGCTGTTATAATAAGACTTGGTACTAAAGAAAGTAGAATTTGCGGTATCCAAGAGTAATCGATTGGTACTTGCTCTTCTACATCTGTATTTTGTTGCCAATCGGTTTGTGACACATCTTTTTGTGATATATCCTGCAGTTTTGTTGGCTCAAGCTTTGCTTGTACAATGTGAATTAAAAGATGTTTTTCAAAATTATTCATTTTATTAACCAACAGGAATGTATCCATTCTTGGCTAGCCATTGTAAAAGTTCACCAAGAGATTTAGCGGTTCTTACGGCACCCACTATAGCAGCAACAATTCCACCGATTCCAGTACCAAAACCAACAATTAAAGCCCCAATTGCAAAAATTGCTTGTGCAGTATTTAGCAAAGCGTTTAGATCTTCAAAAAATTCTTTTTCTCTGGCTTCTAGTAAAATTGTTGCTGTTATATATATTCCGGCGTACTCTGCATTGGTAGAATCAAGAGCATTTAATCTTTTGTAAACAGCAACAAGAAGACCAAGACCGTCTGGATCATAAGCAATGTTATCACCTAGCGCTTGACCAACCGCTTCAATAAAAGCTTTATCTTGCGCTTGTAATCTATCACCAAGTGCCCTTATTAGCTTTCTTCTAAATTCTGGATCTGATCCATATTCTTTAAGACATGGAAAAAGATCAATTACACTCCCTATTTCTCTTGGTTGAAATAGTGATTCCATAGCAGCAATGGCCGCGGAAATAGATCTTGTCTTCCCTGAATTTTTTGCTTCTATAAGTGCTTCAGTTGCCTTAACTAATTGTCTTACGAAATCACGACCGCTTTTAGACTCTATTACTTTTCTTATACATTCAATTTCTTTAGCTGCGCCAGCGCCAAATGCTCTTACAAAAGCAGCAAAAAAACCTAATATTGCCTGCTGATCCTGTGGTTCATTTGCATCATAGTTTAGTTTTGGTTGAACTTTAGTGTCTTCTTGAACTGGAACTGGAACACCTTCTAAATCTGTCATATGCATTGGTTGTAAAGAAGTTTTTGCTTTAAGTATATGCCGCAATATTATGATGTTTTTGTTATTCATTGTGGAACCAATTGAACGTTTGGGAAAAGTTTTTGAAGAGCTTGTATGACAGCGGCCAATGTTCCTGCTGCTGCTTCACCAGCTAAGCCTATAGCTGTTATTGCTGAAGTCAATGCGGATATTGCCGCACTTATTGCTGTGGCTGCGCCTGCAGCTACACCGCCAACGACAGCTATGGCAGCAATCGCTATTGCAATTGCTCCACTTAAAGCAACCATTTGTGTGTCTGACATTCCTGAAAGAGCATCAACAGACTGATCTTTTATATATTCAACAATTATTTTTGCTGCAGCAGATGGATCTGTATATAATACATTTTTTGCCATTTCAATCAGAATGTCACTGAATGATAAAGACTGACTTGATTCCATGAGTGCGTCTATTGAATTTAAAATTCCTTCACTAACAAAGGTGTTAGGAAGATTAAAGGCATTTCCAAATTGAGCGACAAATAAACCGGCCATCAATGCCATAGCCGCTTTTTTAATACAGGCCATATGTGACTCAGGAATTTGAAAAGGATATTTTTGAACTACTTTCTTTTTCAATTCAAGATTATAAGTAATATCTTTTATGCTATTTATTCCTGTGGAAGTATCGGTTGGCGTTACTGGTTTAAACCAAGAAATTATTTCTTTAAAAAAATCTTTTACTTTTTCAAGAATGGTTATATCTAGAGTATTTAGGCATGGAATTTTTGTTTTTAACCATTTAAGAATAACGGTTAATGTAGTGCCTCCCACAACAGTTATACCAATATCAAGTATAATTTGAGAGAACCATTCAGCGGGATCTTTAATTTTATCTAGAGTTCTTTCAACAATCCCAGGCTTATTTTCAGATATTGATGGATTTGTTTGTAAATAATTCAATTCAGCATCTTTTAATGCTATAGCATTCATTGTTTTTATGAATACTCTATCCTGATATCTTACTTCATGCATATACCGCATAATTTATAATACACTAATCTTGTAGCACAAATAACTTCTTTTTATAGTGCGCATGCTTTGCATACTTGAGTATATCTATTAAAGCATCAATATCACTTATGGTAAATATTGATACGGTGTTTTTATCTTGAACTATTTCTATAGCGTGTTCTTTTTCAATGATTGAAATAGTTTTTAGTTGATGAACAGCCATTTCTTTGCCATGATGCTGATTTTTTTGTTCACTCGTCTTTTTCATCGTCAAGGTAGTTTATCTCTATGCCCTCTACCTTTGTATATGTTTTTGCGTAATCAATAGATCTATTCCACAAATCTCTATCTATTTCCTTGACGTACTCAGCAAATTTTAAACCAAATATAATCATGGCTTTTGCTAAGCGAGGGTCCATGTCTCTGATATCAATATCTTCCATAACACTCCTTAAAAAGCCCACCATGACATTTAAGACATGATGGGCAACTACGCGTAACTCAGACGGGCCTAAGATGCCCGAATAGCGTAATCACCAATATATACACTTTAATCATAGTAAGAGAAAGAAAACTCCCCAAACTCAATTTCTTTCAGTCCTTTGTTGACCATTTGTGAGATTTGAAATACTTTTTCCAGGGCGCTAACCCCAAGAATATCAAACTTAACACCGCCTAAATACTCAATATCCGCCCCTTCAACATCAATAATCATGCTGTCTAGTTTTTCTGAATAAGTCATTGGAAATAAATTGCTTAAAGGTTGATCTGCAATAATAATGCCTGCAGCGTGAACGCTTTCATTTTTAGCTATTGATTCCATTTTGATGGCAAAATCAAAAGCTTCTTTAAACTGTTCGTAGTATTCAGCCACAGATTTAATGTGGTCAATATTCCACCTTATGATGCCATAAGAAGGATCATCTTTTTGCATTTCGCTCAAATCGTCAGCAATTTTTGCTTCTTCTGCAAATTTCTTTGTGATCTGATTTGATGCATCAAAATAATTATCAGTAGGCTTCAACAATTTAAATACTTCTTTGATTGCACCCTTGCCTTTGAATCTTGAATGTGTAATGATGTGGCCAACACAGTCAGTGCCATATTTGTTCTTTATATATTCTATAAGCTCTTCTCTAAATGTTGGCGGAACATCTGTGTCAATATCTGGAAGCGAAACGTTGTCTTTTGTGTTTCTTCCTTCATTATAAAATCTTTCAAACGGCAATTCTCTTTGTGGATCATATCCAAGCGTTGGATCTGGTCTCATTGGGTCAACAGAAGAAATTCCGAGTAGATATGAAATCATGCAACCAGAAGAAGATCCTCTGATATCTGCTGGAATACCAGATGCACGAACGTGATTAATTATATCATATACGATCAAAAAATATCCAGACATGTTTGCCTGTTTAAATACGCCAAGCTCATGCTGAATTCTTTTAATATAAGCGTCTTTAAGAGAAGCATCGGTCTTTAGATCGTTTATAAGACCCGTTGTTTTGAATCCCTTTCGGCACAACTCTTTCAAATGCTCATGTGCATCATCGATTTTGTGATCTGAAATCTTAAAGACAGGAAGTATTGGCCTTTCTTGAATCGAATAATCCTCAATCAAATCCAATATTTTAAGAGTTTTTTCACCATCTGGAATACTCTTCATCAAATGACAATTCGCATATTTAACATCAAATATTCTTGAGTCATCAAGCCCCTTGCAGCAATCAGCAGAAGACTCTTCTTTTGACTGAGTGATGAGTTGATGCAAATAATAATCATCTTTATTCAAATAGTGAACATTTACAGATGGGATAGATTCTTGAAATTCTTTCTTTATCATTTTGCCAAGAGCCACACAGCATGGTAGAAAAGACAGATCATAATACAAAAACGTATGCTCATATATTTTTGAATAGTTTGAAATTACCTTTTTAACACAATCCTTCCAATCTTCACGAATTAAAGATTCGCAGTCTTCGACCGAATTTGATTCGTAAGCCATTTCTGGATTTATGTAAGCAGAAAAGTATACTTGACTTCTTAGATCGCCAACAAGACAGATGAGACCACCTTTGTGCGAATATAAATCATCCATTTGTGTTCTTGGCATTCCATTAAACGAAAGAGCTTCTTTTGTGCGCGCCAATGAAACTAATTTGACGATATTTTTATATCCTGTTTTATTTTTTGCAAGTAGAGTTATTCTTCCAGAAAATACGTCTCCGTTGTATACATCAAGTTCAACACCAATTATTGGTTTTATTCCAGCGTCTTTACATTCCTTGAAAAATGGCACTACACCTTTTATGTTGTTATGATCAGTCATGCATATAGCTGGAATGCCATATTCTTTAGCTTTTGGAACTATGGTTTCAATTGTTGCAGTACTGTCAAGAAGTGACCAAGATGTATGAACGTGAATAGGAATATAACTCATTTTGTGTCCTTAAATACATTTCTTCTGTTTGAGGTAGACGCTATTTTTTCTTCCAGCTTCTCAGATTTTATCTTGTCTATTGTCAGTATTGTTTTATCTATTCCGTGAGCCAGATTATAGTTATAGACATTTTCACAAATGCTGCAACCATTTTGAGTTTTTGTTTTTCCAAAATGACAGGTAGATTTACATTTCCATGACTGAGATGGCTCTACTTCTTTTATTCTTGAAGGAAGATTATTTCCCTTGATGGTATTGAAGTATTTTTTGATTATTTCAAGTGTCTCAGCTCTTTGGGCATCGTCAAAACAAACGGTGAATGGGCCACCATCATTAACAAAATGAATTGTCAAAAGTCTATTTTTATACTGTGGGAACAGCATATATGTCGCTAAATCATACATGCGTAGCTGTATATCATTAGACGCAAAATAATCATAATCTTTTAATTCACCAGTCTCCCATGATTTTCTTGACCCCGTTTTCCAATCTATTATCTCCAGCGTTTCATCTGATACTTTTGTGATTAAATCTATCGTTCCGCGAATTTCATAATTTCCAGATGTTGTTTTTTTTGAAAGTACGTCGTAATATTCAAATGTAAAACCAGGCATCGTCAATGGGATCCTAAATTGCTTTTCAGTGTGCAAAACATTTAGTTTTGTTGGATTGTAACTTGAATTAATGATTTTTTCTATTGATAAAATACAGAACTTTTTATCTGCTTTTTCATTTAGATCTATTTTGCCAGCGTTTTCTTTTTTGTATCGATCCCAACAAATTTCAAAAAGCTTTTTGTGATCAGTGAATAGGTCATCTTTGTGGCCAAGTTTATTTGCTTTTGCCATTATTTCAAGAACATGGTGAACAATAGTTCCAAGAAGAGCTTTTTTTCCAGATCCACTTGGTATTTGCAATATTGATTCAAGAAAAAATTGAAATTGACAACCCTCGTATGTCTTTATTGATGACGCTCGCAAGTACTGTATGTTCATTTTATGTCCTAATCGGGCTATCGCTCTTATCAAATTTTAGCATTTTAACATCAATGCTATTTAGATCCTTGATGTTTCTATTTAGAATCATCACTGCATCAGCTGTTTTTTCTATGAAATCCTGCGTTGTTTTAATTTTTTTTGGCGAATATCCACCCTTGTTTTTTATGAATTTATTTTTTGAAAGACGAAGTATGTCTTTATAAATTTTCTGTATCTGAGGTGGCCAACGGTCTTCTATTTTTTCAAATGGCAGATATACAATATATGGTATTTCATTTTCATGACAAGCATATATAAAGTCTATTTCAAATCCCATAGAGGCTCTTGAAATGCAAATTGAATCATCGTCATTAACATTGCTCAAGTGTGCAGCAATTCTATTCCTAATTGCAATCCTCATTGGATCATTAAGATCATATGCTCCATTTATATTAACTGCATCAGCTCGTACTCCTATTATCATAAATAATACTCAAGCACCTTTTTTATAGCATCATTTTTTTCTTCCATCGTCATATTATCGTTATTAATCTTATGAAATTTTTCAATGTTACTAAATGAATAGTTGTCAAGGGCTATTTCACTCTCGTGCTTATTGTGCAGTGTGTTTCTCGTCAACTTTATAACTATTGGCCCATAAAAAGTTGCATAGTCTATTTCATTTGGGAATCTTGCGTCGGATATAAGAGCAAAGTCAAGTCCTTCGTCTTTTATCTTTTTTATTGTTGCTTGAACCCAACAGTCTGGATAAAATGATCTAAATATGTTAGTTCCAAAGACTTGCATGACATCTCTTGCTGTCATATAATCTGTTGATTTTACGCCAACTCTGTTTTGCAATAGCCGTCCAATATCAGTACTACACATTGGAAGATCGTCCCACTTAAATCTCGTTGGCGTATTTTTGTCAGAATTCTCTCCCCAGCATTGATTGTATTCTAGACCAAGAACATTTGTGCAAATTTGTTTTAGGCTGTCTGCAAATGGATATATTTTTGACGAGAAGCCCTTTTCCTTTAAAAAAGATCTTATGTATGAGCAGGCAGTATCTTTTCCGCTTTGTGCTTTTCCAGTCAATATTATGATTTTTGTTTTCATTTTGATAGTACCTTTATTTGTGGAACAATATATTTTGTGAACTCTTCTTCTGTCAAACTATCAGGATCTTTTTTATCCATTGATATTTTGTATATCTGTATTTTATCTCCATATATATTTTTTATTCTTTTAAATGCTGATTGACCAGCTTCATCAGAGTCAAGTGCAATGGCAAGTTTTTTCGCGCCGCACTTTAATAGCATGTTTATTTGATTCAAAGACATTGATGAACCAAGGATGGCTACGGTATTTTTAAGACCATAAGAGTGAAACCTCCAGCAATCAAATGGGCCTTCAACTATAACTGCCACACCAGACTCATCTATTGATGAACATGCGTTTTGAATATTGTATATCTCAATAGATTTATTGAAACCTCGCGGATAGTTTCTCCACTTTACAAATAGTCTTCTAAAATTCTCATCTATTGTGAAGCTGTCTGGATAATGCCATCCATGCAAATTTTTTTCAAATATTGATCTTCCTGTTATGCCAACAAGATCACCATTTATGTTTCTTATTGGAACCATTAGTCTATGGTGATACGTTTTTCCTTTTAAAGAGACTCCTGATTCAAAAAATTTACAAATTGACTCCGTGAATCCTCGTGATTTAATAAATGGATGAAGTGGATCAAGATTTTTTAAACGATCATCGCGCAAAGGCTGATTAAATGTTTGAGTATTATCAGATCTATTTACTTTGATCTGCTGAAACTCTTCGGACTCTATTACTTCCTGAATCCAGTCTATGGTTTCTTGGAAGCTTATTTTCTTCAAACCTCTGACAAGACCAATTATATCATTGCCGTATTTTCTATGACATCCGTGTGTAAAACAAGACCAACAGCATTTGCCAAGATGATAACTAAATGCTGTTTGGTTATCGCCATCATGAACTGGGCATGAAGATTGTATATTTGAAGATCCTATTACCTCAAAACCAAGAGCGGATAATATCTTCGTGTCGTTTTCACACGCGATTTTCTTGAACGCTTTTAGTTCATCAGAAGTCAATTTCGTCTTCATCATCATCTTCGTCAATTGTATTATTTGATTCTAGTATCTCAAAATTGAATTTGCCTTCAACCATTTCAGATCTTTCAAGATTAGATATGACATTTATATATTCTGATGTTGAGTCCATTCCCTGACCATATCTTGTCTCAATTACCACAAGCTTTCTATCTCCGTTTGTTTTGCTGTCTCCAGCAGCAACATCTTCATCTGTTTTTTTCTTGAGATATGCCAGACTTGAGCAAAGCCAAAGAATTCTGTCGCTGCCAGATACGACACTTGTATCTTCTTTATTTATACCATCTCTATTCAATTGTACTGTAGCAAGAATTGGAACGTCATATTTAACAGCAAAATTATGCAGCTTAGTAATGAAATCGCCAAGATATTGATACTCTTGAATATCGCCAACATCGGACATGTCCATTGTTTTTAAATAGTCAAGCATTACTAGGCAGTCTTTTGTATTTCCACCTTCATCCCTTCCAACAACAGAAGACAGCCATCTTCTTGTGATAGCCATTATTTCTTCTGGTTTTTTACCGGCAATGCTGATATGGTAAAATGGAAGCCCTTTGATAGATTTCAGGCTTTCGTCAATTGCAAATTTCATGTTCTCTTTTTGAGCGAATTGCCCTGTCTCAATTTCATTTTGATTCACTCCAGAATGAAGAGAAACCCACTTGATTGTTTGAGTTTCTTTTTTCATTTCTGTATCAAGATACAAGACGGGGATATTCTGCTTTGACAGATTAGAAGCAACATTAAGGCAGAATGTGCTTTTACCAACCTTTGGTCTAGCACCAACAACATTTACAGTTCCTCTTCTGTATCCACCACCAATGGCCTTGTCATATCTTGGATAACCAGTTGGCAATCCTGCTGATGACACTGGATTTTCAGCTATAAACTTAATGTGATCTACAGCAAATGAACCAATCTGAACAAGATCATTTTCTCTAGTGATATCTGGAATAAAATCAAATACAGAAGATTCAACTGACGCAGCAACATCTACGATGCTTTCATCCCCAGAAAGTGCATCAAGAACTTTTGATGCGCATGAAAGTTTATCTTTAAAAGCTCGTGATAAACTCCAAAACTTAACTTGTCGTACAAAGTGGTTGTAATCAGATTGATTAGTTTGAAGCTCTGATATATTTGTAATTCTTTGAGTTTCTTTATCTGAAACATTTCCAGTTTTTGATATTTCGGCAACAAGCATTTGATTGCTTATTTTACCAACAAAACCAGAATCTGCCATATTTTTAATTGCAAAAAAACATCTTCCAAGAAACTTGTCCTTGAAATCAGTATCCAGTAGATGTATATCAGAACTAAAAACAATCTCTGCACCATTGTTCATGATGCAGGAGATAGTACTTAATTCTGAGGCTTCTTGATTATATGATTTTACTTTATTCTGCATTTGTTGCACTTGATCTTAATTGAACTATCGGATTGTAGCAGGCCCGCCGGATACTCTTTATTGAAATCAAATTTTGACCCGCAGACTTCGCAGTTTCTAAAATTTGGTTTATATTCATCTCGATATTGCTTTTTTCTTGATCCAAGTTTTTTTACCTCTGATGCATAATTTGGATTTGCATCTTCTGGTAATTCAAACTCAGAACTTGATATGAAGCGAACATCAGAATCATCAGGTTGATCCTCCTCATAAGAGTCATCCCCATCATTTTTTCCTGTGCCTTCAATTTCATAACCACGATCATCAATAATGTCGCTCAAAAGAATTTTCTTGATTGCTTGAATTTTTTCCGAGTCTTCTGAGTCTTTTTGTTGGCTTATGATTATTGGAGCTGCCTCGCCAAAAATTGTTGAGTAAAATTCTCTAACTGACTCCATGTCATTAGTCATGATTGCTTTTTGTAAAAAACCTTTAAGATCTTTCATTTGGTATTCCCCTCTTTTCAAATGCTAAATTTTTAAGACAAGATGACATAAACTCTATTTTTCTATCTATGTCTTCTATAGATTTTAGCTGAACCTCACAAAGAGATTTCACTGAATCAAGTTCTTTTGCGTGAATATCATTTCTTTTAATTATCAAAGATTTTTCAGCAAGTCCATATCCATCAGTGTTCGGTAATTCTCTTCCTATGATGGAGTTTATGTTTGCATCACACCATGAGATATTTGCTTTAAGTCTGTTTGCTTCTGTCTTTATATAAAGTCCATACTGCGCCAATCTAATAGCGTCTATTGCTAGATCTTCTCTTGGAGCTGACTTTAAATACTCACGAGAAAGAGAAAGAAGTCTATCGACCTCTGGTGGAACAATAATAGATGATAGTTTAAATTTGTCACGAAACTCTGACATCTTTTGCTGTATTTCTCTTTTTTGCATTTCTTCATTTGCCAAAGTATTTCTCCGCTTCTTTGATTGAGTGTAGTTTCACAAGTCTAATGTTATTTAGTTCACAGAATAGTTCTTTTATTTCGTCTCTTCTTACTTGGTCTTCAAAATCTTGAATTGAATCATGAAAGAAAGGATTCATTTCAGAATGCTGCTCACCTTGAATTTCAAAAGCAATCTTTCGTTGTGGCAAATAAAAATCCAATGATAGTCTAGTGTCTGGTATTGTTATATCTTCAAGAATTGGGTCAAGAGGATATTTTCCAAGTATGAGTTGTCCTATCTGATATTGTATTTTAGATCGGCATGCCGCCTTACTTTTCATTGGCCAAGCACCCTTTCGTAAATCCCAACTTATCTTTTTTGTTGGATTATTTACTGATATTACTTGCATGGCAATGACATCGTTTCTACTTGAGAGAGCAGTGACTTATACAGCTCATTATTCTTTTTGAGCACTTCTACAACGGCCAATTGTCCCTGAAGTTTTTCCTTTACTCCAGAAACAGTGTACCAAGCACCAGCTTTTTGAATCAGACCAAGTTCACAGCAAACATTGAATAAATCCATGTGCTCATCAACGCCACGACCATAAATGATTGGCACTGTTACCTCAGCCCCTGGTGCGCCAAGAGCCGAAGCAATAACATTGAAGTGTGCATTTTGACCTATTGTTTTATTAGCAGAATCATTGATATCTTGCTTCCATGCGGCCTCAAGCCATACGGAAGCACCATACTGTGGAGCATTTCCACCAACGGCGTAACTTTTCTTACCAGGGCCAGGATTTGGATTTGCAATCATATGTGTCAATGCTATGAAAGTGCTGTGAGTAACAGGAAGAATCTGGCTTACTCTCTTGAAAATTTTATACATAAGAGTTGCAGTTCCTGCCATCTTTACAGAATCGCCAATGTTGGAAGAAAGTTCACCTTCTGGACACAAAGCGGCAATTGAATCAAGTATGCAAATGCATTTCTCATTATCTTTGAGCGTTTGAAAAATTAAATTAAGGTAATCTTCAGCACTCAAGATTTTTGTGGTATTTGATCTAACAATGTTTAGATTTTCTTTATTTATATCTGGAAAGCACTCAACAAGCTCTGTTCTTAGACGGCCTTCTACATCAAAGAAAAATGCTTTCTTCGTTGGGTCTTTTCTATGACACTGCTGTACATAATGCAGGGCCAGTGTTGTTTTACCAATCTTTGGCTTACCGCTTAGCAATACGCTCGTTGCTTCTGGAATTCCACCAGATAGAGCTATATCAAGAGATATAGTTGTTCTGAAAGTTCTGCCCTGCTCCTCCTTAAGAACTGAGGATGGAATTAAAAAATCTTCTATTACTAGCGGTTTGTTGCTCATACTATGCCTTTCTTCATTTTAGGTTTGCGATCACCAACTTCAAATATTAAAGTTGACTCATCAATCTTGTTTTGCTTTTTAGTTTCTTTTTCTTTTTCCCATTCAACTTGTTCTAGATACAAATTGTAAATCAGGGATTTTTGTTTTTCAATTGGAAGAAATCGAATAGTTATGATGCCTCTTTTTTTGACATACTCGGCAATCACTTTTGGACTAAAAACATGCAAGAGATTTTTTATATAAGTAAGTTCAAGCTTAAATGTCTCTGCAAGCTTTTGAAGTTCAGGAGTTGTTTGATGAGCTTTGCGCCAAAAAGGGCATATTGGTTTTGAAGCCTTTATGCCCTTAGAAATCTCCCAGTTTATTTTATTTATGATTATTAGCTCTGTGATATAAGCAGATGTTTTTACTGTGAGTCCTGAGACGAAATTGCTGTCGTGTTCTTGTTCTTGCATCTTATTAGTGAGAACCCTGCTTCTTCCGCTGGCCTCTCCTCAAACATGATAGCCTCAAGCTGATTGTTATACCATGTGATTTTCACAGTATCTCCATCAAGGTATCCAGCACCATAAAGTTCATTCGATGTATTATCACCAAATGTTATTGTTGATTTTTTTGCAAAGAAATAACCTTGCTTGTCCTCTCCTACCTTTATTGAAGTTATATGATGCTGAGGGACTCTTTTTTGTACCCAGAGTGACATTGAAGTTATGTCTTCTACACCAGATTCAACCGCTGATTGTAGATTAAACCACTCAGCCCCATCTTGATTGCTTTTATCAAACCACGCTTTTTCAGACGCTAAATTAACGCTCCAAAAAACTGGAAGAGAAAAATCTATTACTTGATTCACATTGCCCTCCCGCTTGCAACATCAGCCTTTTGAGAGGCACCTTTTTGATGAACATATACACCACCATTTAAAGTATTTTGTGCTCCAGTGCTAACGATATAATCCTTTGATTTTTTATCGTCTTGTTTTTTTACATCAACTTGTGGATTTAAAATAATGTCAACTTTATTTTCAAATGCCTCAAACGCTTGATCAAAAAAATCTTTGTCTAGTCCATTGGCATCGCATATCTTTTTAAAAGCAGCTTTGCATTCTGACAAAACTTTTTTAGATGATACTTTTGTTGTTTTCTTTGACATGTTATCTCTTTGTAGCTATTTCAGCTCTCTTAAGAAATGTTGGATTTTTTGTTCTTAAAAACTCAGTATAAAACTCATAGGCGTCTTTAGGTGACTCAACTAAAGAGAAGTCTTTTTCTGTTCTTCCTGGGAGTTTCTTTGCCATATCATCAATGATTGGATTAAATAACTTTCTTTGAGATATGCTTTGCATTGTGAAATACTTTGCCCCAGATGGAGACAGTTGTTTTTTTGCACAAGCCTTGCTTTCATCGCAAGCATTACCATATTGATCTACATAATCGCTCTGTACGAGCGGTTCATTTTTTATGTCTTCTGCTGATTTAATAAATCTCATTTTGCTTGAATGAAAGCAGTTAGCTTTACATCTCCTCCTATTTCATCTGTCATAAAGTCTACAATTTCAGTATTTGTTCTTGAGTTTTCTATTGGTGTGCATGATAAAAGACCTTCGATTTTATGCTTTCCAGATCCACAATAAATACCATCAATCCATTTGGCTTCAACGGTTTGCTTTGGAACATTATCACCAATTATTCTAGCCCAAACATTTATCATTCGCTTGCCAGTGTCATCACAAATAAATGTGTGGCAAATTAATTCATCATCAATTTTATTTATTTCAACGCTCATGAAGGCATTTTCCCTGTCATAATATAGTCGGTTTTTTGCTGTTGTGTCATTGATGCAATTTTTTTTGCGCGCTTTTGGTTCTCACGCTTTTTCTTTCTATTTGATTCCCATTCAAGCGCAGACTTTGGAAGCTCTCCCTTTTTAACAGCATCTTCGGTGTTTTTATTTGCAAGATCACCAATGGTCTTTGGTTGGCTCATATCAATAACAACATTTACGCCAGAAAAATCTCTGCCAAGTTTTCCCTTCACATTGCATTGTGGGCAAGTGTCAGGTCTTTCATCGTTCATTTTAAGCCATAGGTCAAACTTGTGAGAGCAGTTTTCACATACAAATCCATATATTGGCATCATTTGACCTTTATATACTTTTTGAACTTCGGAATACTCTTGAAGTCCCAATCTATTATAGCCTCATAAAAGTCGCCATCTCTAACAAGTTTTCCATCTTTAACAAATTCTTCGCATAGCATCACACTATACAGTTCTTCAACTAAAAAATTATCTTTTGGTTTTAAAATAGCAAGATTGATTGGATAATCAACTTCGCCACTCATGTATTTATGTATAGCTATAGTTTTTTTACAGGCTTCTTTTTTTGTTGCTGTGTCTATTTTTTTCCTAAAAACATCAGATTCAAACTCTTCGACTGTCATTATCTGTGAATAGATTGAGAGCAGCGAATTACGATTATTTGCAACATATTTTTCGGCACTCATCAATCATGTATACACTAGACTCCAGTGTGTCCAAATCCTCCAGATCCACGAGATGTTGATGATAAGGAGTCCTCACCAGCATCAACAAAGTCTACAACAACAATTGTTGCAAAAACCATTTGAGCGATTCTATCACCTTTATTTATTTGAAAGTCTTCATCACTTGAATTCAAAAGAATGACACCTATTTCTCCGCGATAGTCTGAATCTATTGTTCCAGGAGCATTCATTACGAACACACCTTTCTTCAAAGCCAAACCACTGCGAGATCTTATCTGTGCCTCATAACCAAGAGGCATATCAATTTTTATTCCAGTCTTTATAAGACCCCTTTGACCAGCTCTGATAATCATATCTTCGTTAGATTCAAGATCTACACCAGAAGATCCAATTGTTGCATATTTTGGTGTGTTTATCGACTCATCTGTTTTTGTGATTTTTATAAGCATGTTCTGTCTCATTTTGTTGATATATCCACTATTTCGCAGGAATTTGCTGTGCATGCAAATGTTTGTGATCCAGATGTATTGTCAGTTTTTTCGTAATTTTTTAGAATAGACCAATCAATTGGTGATGGCATTAAAGCAAGTGCCTTTTCATACTCTTCTTTTGAGCAATCTTGATATGGGGCTTGTCTATATGAGTGATCAGAGTGTGGAAGAAATGATATACCACTGATCTCATCAAAGTGAGAGTATACCCATGCACCAACATCCATCCACTCATGTTCTTTAACAGTAACTGTGATTGATGGCTTGTGCTCACACCAAAATCTTTGATACATTAGCCATGTTTCCAAATGCTCAATTGCTGTGAAAGAATTTCTTGTCAATGAGTCTTCCGCTTTCATCGGGAATGAGAAAACAACAGTATGGTCTGGCTTCATTACACATGGTTCATTTGGGATTCCCATGTCGATCATCATTTTGCAAATCGGATCTTTTTTGTCGGCCCTTACAGTTCTTATGTAATAATTGTTATGTCTTGGGTGTATACCGGATGCAGCATCAACCAATTGAGATACAGTTCCACTTGGCTTAATGCAAGTAATTGCTGCTGCAGGATTTATTTTCAATGCCTTTGCATACTTCTTATTTGTATCAACAGCCATTGAACGTAAATCTTTTAGCATTGATGCCAATTCTTCTGTTGGAACTGACATAAACTTATTGTCCATTATACCAGTTAAAGAAACGCCAAGCAATGCCTCTTCTTCACAATTGTTCTTCCATTCTGAAGATAGATATGGAAAATTAGTTAGTGATGCCTGGAATGTTCCAAGAATAGTTGCAAGACGAACTTTGCTTGCTAAAGTTTCTTTTGTGTCAGATGGTCTTACAACTATTTCTGTTAGATTGCAAAACTCACGATCTCTCAAAATTATTTCTGAGCATGGGTTTGTTCCAAACTCATAGCTTGCATCACGACGCTCACCAAGTTTTTCAACCGTTTTCTTACATGCTTCACGATTGAAGATTCCTCGTTCACCGCTCTTGCTTTTATAAAGAGATATCCATTCTTCCATGAAGATACCAATGTCTGGTCTTTCTTTGTACGCAACGGAGTTGTTTGCAAGACCGCGTTGGGGATTTTCATTCCACCAAGCTCCTGATTTTGCGTCTCGCATTCTCTCATCAGTAAGATTACTGAGCGATATAAGTGCAGATCGTCGCACACCTCCAACAACGACAACTTCTGCAATTTTACAGACCAAATCATGGCATTCGATGGAAGTGAGTTTTCTTCCTGCAGCCTTCTTAAAAGTATCAACAGTGAATCTAAAGAGATCTTCCAATGGCCCCGGGCCAGAAGCACGGCCACCAAATGTCTTGAGTCTTGAGCCAGCAGGACGAACTTTTGAGATGTCCCATTTTGGAATTTGGCCTCCAATAAGTAGGGATACCAATTCGCGGTATGCCTTTGCCCAACCAGTTTTGCTGTCTTGAACAACAATAGTCGTTTCGCTGTTTGTAAATTCTTCAGCGATAGTTGGAAGCTTTTCGACGTATTGTCGCTCAACAGAGAATCCAACTCCTGTGCCGCACATGAGAATGTATAATATTTCATCAAACGCTCTTACTCTGCTAACTGTGACATATGAACAATTATACCCAGCTGTATTGTCTCTACGCAGAGCTTCTCCAGCAGTCATCAACGCTCTCATGCTTGGCATTATTTCAAGATTAAGAACCGCATCTATTAGTTCTTTCTCTAAATTTGCACTCAAGTCATATCCGCAATTCGACTTTAGATGATCTTTGAAAAAATGAAAGTATCTATGTACAGTCTCTTCCCAAGTCTCTCTTCTTCCGATATCATCACGGAATCTTGAGTATCTTGAGAGATGGATAAATTGCTGATATTGTGTTGGTAAACTCATATTAGTATTAATTGTAGGTTTTGCAATTAGCTGTTTTGTGAATACACTTGACCATAAAGATTATTAATCTTGTCTGCATAAATTTCTGTTGAGTGTTGCTTGTATTTTAAATAGTTCACATTACCAATCTGTTGACGCTCTTCTTTGCTGAGGCTCTGCATTTTTTTTGTTAAATCAACTAGGCCATCTAGATCATCACAAAGCCATTCATCAGAATCAAAGAGTTCTGGAATTGCGGAGTCCTTATATGAAATTACAGGTTTTTTATTTGCAAAAGCCTCTAGAATTGAAAAACAAAAAGCTTCATTAGAACTTGGATAGTGGTAGACATCTATCTCATTCATTATTTGCTGTCTTTCATCATCTGTAACAGAACCTTTGATTGTTATGTTGTCATTGCCGAAGTACTTGCGATAGGCATTCATTGCTTTAAAATAAGCAGGATCAAGGATTTCTCCAGCAACAATAAATTTGTTTTCTCTGCATTCGTTCGCACAATACAAAGTGTCGTGAATCATTTTTGATGGACAATAACTAGCTATTCTACCAAACACTGGTATGTCTTTTTGTGCTGATTCAATTTCATTGCACTCAACTCCATATCTTACAATTTCGTAATTGGAGACATGTGGATTCAAATCAACTTGATATTTTGAACTAAATAAAACTTTATCAAATTGTGTTGTATCAAAGCCAATCGTTTGTCCACATAGAACGCTTGCGAACCGCTTGCACTTTGGTAAATAATTAAAGTACCCAAGTCGTTGTTCTCCAGGTATAAAAACATGTATGACATCTGGATTAAACTTATTTACAAGATCAATAAGATGCATATCGTATTCAAAGTTTTGCGCCCGCACTAAATGCGACTCACCAATACTTGAAAACTTTTCTCTAAAAGGACCATCAACAGAGCCATAAAAAGACATCTCGTTTTGAGGACTAAGCTTTTTGGCAAGCTCATAAGCGGCTAGAGATGAACCACCTTGGTTGTAAAAATTGTTAATGAACGCTATTCGCATGTCTTATTGTAGGTGTATAGTAATTTGATAAACCTATGTCTGAAGAACCTAAATACATTTTTACTACTCCTGAGGCTGCTGAAAACATGGCAGAGAAGTTAGGTTGCTCTGGACATCAAGAGTTCTACAATATAGATGGAAAACAATCCGGACTAAAAGCAAATACTACTTATTATCTTCCATGTTCATCTCGTGATGTGCTGCACAATAGATTAGACGACTATAAAGAAAAGATGGCTAAGTCAGAAGAGCTTGATTTGGATCAGATCGACTTTGCTGAATCAGAAGTGCAAGTTTCATTTGACGCTTTCTTGCAATCATATTTTGCTAATGGGTCTGATTCTGTTAGTGACTCTGTTAGAAAGACACTGAGTAAAAAAGCTGCTGAGTATAATAAAAACACAAAACACAAAATAAAAACAGCTACTTTGATAACTGTATTCAGACGAGGAGTCGGAGCTTACAAAACAAACCCAACAAGTGTAAGACCAAATGTTCGCGGTCCTGAGCAGTGGGGTTATGGAAGAGTTAACGGGTTTTTGCACGCTTTAGGAACTGGATCATTCAAAAGAAAACCTTTTGACACAGATCTTCTTCCATCTAGTCACAGACTCTCATCAAAAAACAAAAAGAAATAAAATGTCAATAGAAAAATTAATAGAGGCAATGGTATCTAAATTTGACTATCTAATAGATAGAGTTGTTTAATAAAGAATAAAAAGTGTATTTTTAAAAGAAAGTTTTAAAATGATTAACTATATATCAAAGTTAAATATTGCGGCAAATAATTATTTTAATAGTTTAAACAAAACTTTTGCAGGAATGGCTAGACACGCTTGCATTTATTGCAATCATGCTCCTGGAAGTGGTGGAGGTTCTGGTCTTGTATGGCATCCTGAACAAATTGTTGTTGGTCCAACTGGATCAAGATGCAATACAACACCAACTTTAACTGCTTCATATGAAATACCATACAGAACCGGAAATATTTGTGAGTATGTAGCATGTAGTGGAGCTGGAGGGGGTGTAATAAAAACGATAGTAACAACAGCATCATGCACCGCACAATTAGCGTCTTATTGGCAAAAAATACCTGATTATACTAACGTAACTCAATCTCTTCCACCACAACAAGAGATTTAATAAACGTAATTAAATTATAATTTAAAATATTCTATGGGTTTGAGCGCTGTTTGCTCAAGCCCATATGTTTTTCCATAACCAAGGTCAATTAGATTTTCATCTCTAATTAAATCATCTGCAGAACACCAGCCAACTATGTTGTAATTTGGTTTTTGTCCAATAATTAATACGTAAACATCAGATGGATTTTCGTTCTTTGACCATCTTGCTAGCAGCTTGCCGGTTTTGTATTTCGTGGTTTTGATATCAATTTTATCACCATTCATTATTACATCATCTCCACCTTTTCGTGGGCTAATTGACATGTCTGGATATAAATTCATGGCTTTGCAAAAAGCAAACTCACCACATATTCCCTCTAAGTCTGTTTCCTCACATGATTGAGGTCCAATTTTTTTATCAGAAACGCCCCCATTTCTATTGGAGGCGTATCTATTTTTAGCAATCCATTCACATATTTTTATTTCAGATTGATCAAGTGTTACGTTCATAAGGATCTAATTTTAGTATTACCATATTTGGGCGAGCAGCAATGATCTTTGGATTTCTATAATTTGCAAATTTTACAAAATCAAAAACAGCAACGCTTATATCACCCCAATTAGCATCATCAATAGCAACAACAAGACTGTGCTTTATGGTAGATGTGTTGATTAAATCTTGAATTGTGGTAAAATAACTATGCCCACCATCCACAAAAATGAAAGCCGTTTTAGTTTCTTGTGAATTTATATTAGCTGCCACAGCAGGCATTGACCTTGAAGAATCACCAACAACAATAGCGCAGTCAAATTCATCACCAAAATTTTCCTGTATTCTTGATATTGCCAACTCAGCATTAATTGGAACATCGTTTGGAGGAAGTTCTTCATCTGGCGCCTTTGCAAAAAGATCTAAAAGATATGCTTTTATTGGAAGATGTTCTTTGAAAAGACCAACTGATGTTTGGCATTTGAATGCGCCAATTTCAACATAATAATCTGGTTTTATTTTCTTATATACATCACATAGAAAATCAAACTTTACTCCAAGTGTTTTTCTTGGTGAGTCGTCTGTTAGATTTTCTGAATCATATTTTGTATTTACAAACAGAACATCTTTTTGAACTACAGTTCCTTGAAATACATTGTCTTTAATAAATGTGTGTGGCACAAAACCTATACTGTGAAGTTTTTCAATAATTTCATTTGATGAAGCAGCTCCAGCGTTGTACTCTGTAACTGGAAGTTCAATCAAAAGCCATTTGGTTCTTTTTAGTGTTTCTATACCGCCATTGATTATTGCGCACTCTGAACCTTGAGTATCAATTTTAATTAGATCAAAATACTGAGATCCAGTGATGCTGTCAAGAGTTACAGTTGGAACATTTATGACATCAAAATTTCCATCTTTATAATACTCTGTGGTTTCTTTATAAAAAGATGCTCCTTGACAAGTTGGCTCATTTTTATTTATATAGAAATTTTTTGACTCTGTATTGTCTCCAAGAGCTAATATTTTATATGTAGCGCCACATTCAATTAGTGCTTTTTCACACTTGGGATTTGCCTCTATAGATAGAATAGCTGCCTTTTGATTTAATTTTTTATATTCAACAAATGTTTGACCTATGTTTGCACCTATGTCAATAATTACACTCGACTCTTTTACAATATCTTCTAAAATCATATGTTTCCTTTTATTGACTTAATTGCTGCAACCAAAGCATTATATGAGTTAATGCTGTGGATTGGATTTGATAAATCAGATATACCAAATGAGCAAGCACCAACATTTTCATTTACTATAAGTCTGCAGCCACACATTGCCGCTTCAACAACTGTTCTAGCTGATGCCTCTTTCCAGTTTGGCATATGCACAAAATACTTAGATGAATTCATTGCAAACGCAACTTGATCTGGAGTTGCAACGCCAAGATAGTTATCTGCATTAATAAGATCTATATTTCCACGACCAATAAATTTTACATTATCGCCAAATATATTTTGTATTTCAACAACACCTTTAGCTTCAGTGATAGCTCCAACATAAAGAACATTTATTGGGCGCTCAAGATTGGCATTATTGAATATCTCGTTATTTATTTTTTGAAAATATATGAATGATCTTGGTATTTCAAATTTTGCAAATTTGTTCCATTCACTCAAGTGAAGTGGACTTAAAAATATATTGAATGCAGCTCCAGCCATCATCGTAGCTGTTATAGTTATTAAAGGATTATCTTCGTATCTTTCCTTTGCATCAATATTCCATCCACCATATTCATGTGGCGTTGCTCCAGTATAAGCGCACTCAGCAACTATATATGGTTTTCTAGAATCAATAAATCTTCTCTGTTGTCCAATATCAAACCACTTTGAGCCATTTGGATCATTGAAGACGTCAAAATAAACATTAAGATCAGAATCATCTGGATCAATAAAAACATCAGTCGGTGTTATTACATTAACATAATATCCTGCGGCTTTTAAAGCCTCAATAACATCTTGACCTGTTGTATGACCACCACTCAAAAATGAATCATTTGAAAGCGGACTGACTATTGTATAGTAATTTGCTATCACAGTTTAGTATAGCATAAACTGATTATTTACCACAAGAGTCTTGTGCTTGTTTAATTTTTTCTTTTGCGCAGGAAACAAGTATTGAAGCAAGCCATTCATCAGAACTTGACATTATTATTCCACCAGATGATAGGATCATACATGGTCTCTTTGAGTCTTGAGAATTAGCCCACTCTAATAAACACTGCTCCATTGCTGCTGCAAGCTTTACCTTTGCTATTGATGGACTACCAAAGCCAAGAGCGCCACAAATTTCGCTGAACAAGTTTGATGCATTAGCATTAGCTATATTAGCTATTCTTACTTTTATATATTCTGGCACATATTTAGCAATGAACTTTTGATTATCTATAGCTCTTTCAATTATATCTGTTGCTATTTTAGGATCTACTATAGTTGGGTCTGTTAAAACACTTGGTGGCTTTGGAAGTCTTGATATCATGTTTTTTAATCTTACAGCTATTTGTACTCTTTCAGTTAAAGTGTTTCCACCATCCCTAGCCTTATTGCAATCATAAATATACAAACCAAATTTATTTGAGCTTTTATCAACAAATGGATCGTTTGCTGAGAAAATTTTATTATGCTCTTCTCTGTAAGAGACGAAATCATCATTTTGATTTAGTTCTTTCAACCATTCGTTTAAATATTCATCTATGAATGAACCAATTTTTGAATCCGATAAATTTAGTCCACCACAATAGGGGTTGTTTTGTGAAAAATCTGTTATGCCTTTTTGTATCTTTTCTCTTATTGGGCCTTCTCTTAATGCTTTAGTGCTTGTTGGTATCTTTGAATTTAAATATGTGCAATACTCACATATTTTTTGTTGTATAATAGATAATGATCCTTGCATGCATGGCTGCATGTCTATGGGTAATGTTTCAACTGGAACTTGATTACCACCAAATCCACCACCAGTATCATGAATAGTTGTTCCTGGAGATAGTTTAACACCAAGAACAAATCTAAGTTTTTTTAATTTATCTGTATACTTCAAATGAGCACCCCTGATTTTGTACCCAGTCTACATTGCATCCTCTAGAAACTAGATCTTCCATTATTTTTACTATTTGTGCTGGTTCTTTTGGCATTGGGTGATCGCTTCCTCCCCAGCCACCAGTATTCATATTGTAAAATACCATACAATTCCAGCATTTACCATTTGATGGTTGATATCCACCATTTGTATTTGCTCTAGCCATAATAACATAAGTTCCATAGCATGGATCTTGTGGGCTTAAATAATTTCTGCTAAGAATTGGACCTGTGCATGGACCACCATTTTTTGGAATACCTGTAAGTTTTTCACACGCAACTTTAGGGTTGTATGCTGTCTTAAGCCAAGATGGTTCATTAGCTGCATCTGGAACGTCACCATTTGAATTAACGTGATCAAATGCTTTATTGATATTTTCACAGAAGCTATTTTCACATTCAACATTTCCAGGGTATTCATCGCTTTTTATAACAGGTTTTGTAAAAATGGCGTAATCTTGATCATTTTTACATATTTGTCTAGCTAAGCACGCAAGAGCAAGTCGTCTCTCTGTTCCTGCTATTCCAGCATCATATGGTCCTTGTCTTTCAAGAGCTGTTCCATTACAAATATTTGACTCAAAACAGTCTGGAAAATGCGCCTTGATCCACTCTATGAATTTTGGATTCATGATGGTATTTCGTTCAGAATACCCTCTCCATATACCGCCATCATATGGAGGACCTTTCATTCCAGGAATTACGTGACCATTTGGGCATGGAGTATCATACCCATAGTCACTATCATTAGAATGTGGGCATGGTACAAGATTTCGTGTGTCAGCATATATTGTTATGAATGGATATGGAATATCAGTTGGCTCTCCAAGTTTTCCTTGAACAAGAGTTCCACATATATATATACCTTCCCATGGCATTGGTTTTCCAGTAACTGGATCATTGACCGCAAATTGTGGATATTTTTTTGCGATCATTTTTTCGTTCATTCTATCGGAATATGGTCTTAATTTATCTTTAAGAGATGGATGCCAACCAAGGTATGGATCACCACATGTATTTCCACCACCAACAGAAAAAGTTCCACCATTTGGATCTCTTTCAACCCAAGGCCATGGTTGTGGAAATCGTAAACAAGATTTATCATCAGATGCTGTAGTCTTTATTTCCTTTTCAGATGGCGTATTTTCTATACGATCATATTTAGAAACGAAAACATCTGGCTGTTCCACGCATTTTGAAGTTGCACCAATAACCCCACCGATTGCTGAGCAATATTCAGTTGCCATTGCTTCCATGCATTGACCAGGAATTATTGGTTTACCATCAGATCCTTTGAAAGGCATTATGGTGCATGATTTAAAATCAAGTGGAGAAAAACTGCCGCCTTGATAAGCGACAGTTTTTAGATCAAATGATTTGGATAATTTATCTCGTAAGATGCGTTCTAGCTTTGAAATTTGATTGGACATAAATCATTTTATTGTGCTGGCGGTGTTGCGCTCATTTCTTGTGATGGAGCAGCTGTTTCTGTTGTCTGATTTGCAGCTGTTCCACAATTATCTCCACCAATTTGACCACATGTTTTATTTGCATAAAAAGTGCCACCTTGACTTTCACAAGCATCTTTCATAAGATTATCAAGACATTGGTTTGAACCAAAACCGCCACCGGGAAGACAGCATGCGCCAACGTTGTCCGGAGGACAATCACCAGGAGTACCCTCGCAGTCTGTTATATCTTTAACAGCCCATTTTACCTTTGGTTGTGTTTGTGGTGATACAGCCTGTTCAAGAGCCAAAATTAAGTTTTTTAGTGTTTTTGACATTTTTTATTCTCCTACTATAGTTTAGGTATTTCTTTGATTTATGTAATTTTCTGTTCTAGTTCCTGGGATTACTCTTCTTGCTTTAACGCTAAAAACAACACCTGATGCCTGATCTGGAGTTCCAGTGAAAACTAAACCAACAGCTTGGCCTTTAGAAACATATCTAGCAGAATCAGAAATTATAGCACCAGTTGTGACAACGTGGTCAGATAAAGTACCTGTTGCAAGATTCATGGATGCTGTTATAGCAGTTCCACCAGCAAAACCAGTACCGCTATTAGCTTTATATAGTGTTGCTGTCAAAGCTCCAATATTAACACTGCCTGTTCTGAATTTAATTGAATCAATCCAGTAATCGTGTTCTGCAATAAACAAACCACCATTACCAGTCTTGCATTCTGTTTCAGAGTTAAACTTATTTGTAAAGATATCGTAGTTATCATCAACTAGTGATAGTCTTGTTGCGATTGTATCGCCAGGACCAGCGGTTGATGAAACCTGTAGTTTCTTTGGACCTTTAAATGTAGTTAATGCTTTTGATGGCTGTGTTTGAAATATACCAACTTGTTCTATTGGATTAGCAACTGATAGATCGCCAACACGACCACCATGCTTTAGAACACTTTTGTTGTTGTTTGGTGAATTTAAATTTGTGCTCATTTTTTACCTTTATCCGTTGATATTTCTTGTAAGAGATGATGATTCTGCAATTATCATTACTTTTGGATTTGCTGAAGCAGAAAGCTTTGTGTAGTATGTCAAACCTTTATTGTTTGAATAGCTTCTCAAGCCTGGAGCAATATCATCATTTGTTGCACCATCAGTAGCTTGAACTGTGTTCGCTGTAATTTCAGCGTTTGAGTCTCTTGAGTTCAAAAGTCTGATGTTTGAACCATTTACTTCAAGAACTCTACCATACAAATCTATCCATTTTGTGGCAGCAGTAGTTTTATCAAGTTCACCAAGGGCATATGTCTTAACAAGACTGTAAGTCTTTGTGCCACCAAATTTTGCAAGACCAGCAATACCAGCTAGTGGTTTAGCTGAAACTAATGCTGAATCGCCCGCATTCTTTCTAAACTGTGTTACGGCAAAACCAGAGTTAACGGCGCCAAATCCAGTTACAGAGCCACCACCGTTTGTAGCAAAACCTTTTGCCACATATGGTGTGGTTATTGGGTTGTATGTTGATGGAGAAGATATCTGAGATTTTACGCTACCAAGATTTGTGTTATTTGGAAGATTATCAAAAAATCTTGTACCAGCGCCGTCAGATGAGCCAGAAACACGTTTAATGTTAACTGCGTTATTTGACTGGAAATTTTTTGCTACGCCCTGACCAACAGCTGTGCCGCCGTTTGTTTTAATAACTCTACTAGTGTGCATTGATGGCATGTTTTTTTACCTCTAAATAAAATACACTAGTTTGACTTTTACTACAATTTGTCGTTGAGTATCTTAGATAAACCAGAAGATGGTGTTCCAACTCTTGTGTAGCCCATGTCAAATATGTTTTCTATCAAAGTTAACTTTGGTGGCAGTGATCCAAAATATTCGTAATTTTCAAAACCAGATATCTTGCAAATTTTTGCGGTTTCTCTTAAAACTTTAGTATCTTTTGGATTTGACAAAAATCCAGAAAAAACAAGAATGATGTCATCATAAGCAGCAACTACGCTGAGTATTTTTGACAAGTGCTCTTCTGATTTAATCCAAGAAAATTCTAACGCTACGCGTTTTTCAATTGTTGAAAGATCTGAAAGCTCAGATAAAAACTCTCTAATTTTTTCATAACTTCCACTTTCAACATCATATTTATCAAGGCTTATTATTGTACCCATCGCCCTGCTAGACATAACAGAAAAGGTCTTAACTAAACAGTCAAGAGAGCTGTCTTTGTTAAGACCTTGATATGGGTAGTTTATTGCAATGATTAGTTTATTTTTATTAGAAAGTCCTGGTTCAAATAAATTAATTGAAGCAGTATCTATAACACATGCATAAAATCCATGCTCATTAATAAATGCGTGATCATAAAACACGGCTGATCTATCATGTTTGATTGATAGTGATGTTATTATCAGCCTGTCTATTAATTCCTGCCTTTTCGTCATTCACAAGAGCCTTCCAAGAAGATGGGAAATATTGTTTAATTATTATCCCAATTGCCGCAGCATACTGCTGAACTTCCCACTGTGCATGCGAGTCAGCTCTTTGATGATATACACGGGCATATGCAGCAAGCGAACCCGTCCACCACCATTCAGTATAGGTGGATTGTGGCAATATTGATCTTGCTTGTTCTGGAGCAACACCATTTTTAATAAGCTCATTGTATGTGTGCAGAGCTTCTTTTAAAGACATTGCATATATTCTAGTGCAAGTATTATAAGAATCATCTATTGGCATTGGTCCACCAGAACCTTGCTTCATACTTTTCTCTGGTGCTGATCTCCAAATTGGACTATAAAAACAAGGTTCATCAGTAACATATCTCCTAGATACCTCATTCTCAGTAAATCCAACCTTATGCTTGAACAGTTGAGTTCTTACAAAGATAGGGGCTTTGATTCTAAGAGTTATTTGCGGATGAGCAAAAGGAGTCCAGTGCTTATGCTTTGCCAAATAATGAATGAGTTTTTCATCACGATCTTGAAGCCTTTTATCTATTGGAACACCAGTCCATTTATAATCAGCATCCCAATCGCTTTCTTTGTTGAATGATACTCTTGCGGCATTAACAACTGTAAGATCATCACCCATGACATCAACTAAATCAACGCTTCCATGATCTAAAACTTTAACACACTCTATCATTTTGAATTTTCCAATGCCTTTCTAGAAACAAAATCTTTATATGTTTTGTTAAATGTTGCTTTTGTTCCAGCCTCATCAAATTGTTCTGCAATCACAACATTCATTCTATATGGGGACTTTACAAGTATCCTTTCAATTCCATCAATCGCGCCAATGATATTTATCATCTCAACTGTAATTGGATAGTTCACAAAAACAATATATTCATTCGACTTCCTGAATGCACACTGTGGACTAAATAGTGGCAGTATTTCTCCATTTATTTCAATCGTTTTTGGAAAGCCAGACTCTTCGTCAAACTGCCCATCAAACAATTTCTTTGTGCTTGGATCATGGCATTTGCTGTATTCGCCAGTTGGTTCGTTGCATATTGGACAAAGTCTTTTTTCCCAGCGGATCTCGGGCTTTTTTGTCCAGTCTATATTTTTAATCATTAGAATCCAATCTCTATATCCATAGACATATCTGATTTATCGCTACAGTCTTTCTTGAAGTTCGGGTTGTTTCTTCTCCACAAATCTCCAGATGGACAAGTGCAGTAACAAAATTCCATGTGTGATGGATGAATAAGCAAATCATCCCAACAAGAACACCAATGCCATCCAGAGTCAAGTTCTTCTTTAGTTAACTTTACTGGACCTGTGTGGAACATAAGATGATTCCATCTTTCATCAGACATTTCTTCAGTCATGTTTTGCTCTTCTTTCTGTAAAGTCTCATTCCATATTCATTATCAACAGCAGATGGAACAATACCATATTTGAATATAGGTTTATTATTTTTAAAATGAGTATAGTCTACATGATGATGCCATCTTCCAAATCTCCAAATTACATCAACAAGATCAGGATGCTGTTCTTTCAGAGAATTTGCAAATGCCCATCTGTTGTCATTTGTATTATAAACATTGTCTGTATTTCCACCTTTCATTGGTTTTTTACCTTTTGATCCAGCGGTAGTTCCTTTTTGCATAGTAAGCGCACAAAAAACAGCAGTGCAATATCCATCTTTCAAAAGTCGCAAAGAAAGATCTGTATCTTCATTGTATCTTCCTCTCCAGCGATATGATAGACTTGTATCAAGCAAAATGCAAGAATAAACTCTTGTATTAAAAATAACCGGGGAATGTGCAGTCCATCCAACTTTAACAAATCCACTGTGATGAGGACCTGCCATTGCTATATTTTCATATCTGTCAACAAAATCTTCCATTGCATTGAAAAATCCTCCACCTCCAACCTGTATTCTTCTTGTGAGATTTGCTCTGCAAAACCAATGGATGTTATCATCAACAACCCAATGTCGTTTGTGTTCTCTTTCTTTTGCCCAATCCCAAATGAAATTGCGCGCAGTAATAGAACCCTGACCTAGATCGTGAAATGGCATTACAACGACTTTGTCTTCTCCAACAGCAGTTTTATACTTATCTTCCTCAGTTTCCTCCACGAAGAATTTATAATCTACTCCAAGACAATCTAATGCTTTTCCTGTGACTTGTACATCTGCTCTTCCTTTACTTGGAATGCAAACAGGGTATCTGGAATTTGTTTTTGGACCAAGGTATTTATATTCACCAGGATCTGGGCTTATTTGCTGTGGAAACCAAATTGATTTTTGCTTTGAGCCACCATCAAGACCAACCTTATTGTAAAAAGCTCTTCTGTCTTCAGCTGTTAAAAAATTAACAACTATTTGCGAGTAAGGTTTTATGCTTTCATTATTAAATGCTGGCATTCCCCACCAATGAGACTTCCAGTCAGGCTCAAGATCAAAAAGATCATCTTGAATTTTTTCTCTTGATGGTCTTTTTAAATCTTTTATATCTTCTTTATCTGCTTCTTGGTGTTCCATTTAAGTGAATTTCTTTCGGAGTTTATTAGCGGTTTTGTCGCACATTTTTCGCAGTTTCACCTAAGTGAAGAACCGCATCAGTAGTTGACATTGGATAATGCTTTGTTACTCTTCTTGCTCTTTGTCTAATATATGATGGAACTTTTGGTGTTGATTTTGGATTCATTAAATCATACAAAAAAAGTCTTGCGGATTCAATTGCCCGAATCATTTCTTCTGATGTTGTCATATGTTGAGAATATAGTTGGGACTACTGTTTGTTGTCCATTTGAAATTGATTGGCTTTGCATACCAAACAATATGTGGGCAACATACTTTCGTATCTTTTCTTGATCAATAAACTGCACAAGTTCTTCTGCCGCATAAGTCAGACATTCCTGAGAGATGCTGGCAGACTGCAGTATCTTGTACGCAATATCGTCGGTTATTTCATCTTTAGAGTCAAAGTTTATTTCGCAAGTCCAATCTTCCTCATCAAAGATGTAATTAATTGATATCATCTATCGCTCTTCCTTCTTCAACAACAAAATGAACAAGCACGTGATCGCCTGAATCACGATTAAGCGTTTCCCATTTGTGAGTGAGATTTGCGCTATAGCTTTTTCCAACCGTTGGTTTGAATGCCATAAATTTTGCGAATAGATCTACTTGATATTCATTTCCTATGGCTGGATTCTCAACAACAAATACCGATGGATTGTCTGTGTCGTGCTTTACTTTTACTATCATTTTATGCTCCAAAAATTGATGATGCATTTTGAGTTGAATACTTATATGGCTTGCTAAGGCTTTCACTCCAGAAAGAAGGCAGATCTATCTTTACTTTTTCTGGACGAGCAAGCTGATCAGGGCAATACATTATTGCTTCTTCTTGGCCAAGTCTAAATGTGCTTGGCATTATGTTGTGATACTTTTGCGAAATTATCTTCTTGATGACGCTTCCTTGCTTCACCATAGAGAAGTCAAGATTCTTAATTATCCATGTGTCAACATATGCCTCCATTCCCTTGTTGATCCATCTGGTGTCGCTTGTAGAAAACATCAGTGTAACGTCTCTCTGTCTTGCAAGCGAACACATCATTAGCAGCGCATCATTGTTTCTCTTCTCATATTTTGGATAAACGAGTTGAGGCTCATCCACCCATACGATGCAGTCAGATACCTCTTCAAATGAAATGCATGAAACATTTTCTATACCTGTTCCATTCAATGCTTCTGGATAAGGATGGTCAACAATATATTTAGCTCTTCCTTCACATTTTGACATGATGTTAAAACAAGTAGCGGTTTTGCCGCTACCTGTATTACCAACAACAGAAATTACCTTGCAACGATTCCAATTGAATTTCATGTCAGATTGTAGTCGCTTGAGGTCTTTTGTTGTTAAGGCAAATGCCGCCATTGCGACCACGCTTGAACTGAACGCTCTCACCGTACTTCTCAATGATTAGAGTCTTCATGTCATTTGGATAGATGTTGTATGACTCAGCAAGAGCGACAAGCTTTGCTTGGCCAGATGATGCCATCTCCTCAAACTTAGTCCAGTCAATCGAAATCTTCTTTGGGTCATTCTTTGATGTGCGTGTCTTCATTTTGGTTTCCTTTTTGTTTGTATTTTCAATCCAGTGAATGTCTTTCAAGCATTTTACACAAATTGGGCTGACGTATTTGCCATATGAAAATGGCATGTGATTTAATTTTTCAAAGCAGTGTCCACATAAGCATCCTTCTGGTTCTCCTTTCTGATCAGTCGTTACTAGAATCGTCTTTCCGTTTCCTCTATCAATTTCAGTATAGTTGAACTCAAGAGCTTTATTTCTGTTATTACTTCTTCTTTGTTCGAATTCTTGCAAGATTTGTTCCGCTGAACGGTGTACGTACATTTATTTTGTACTTTCTGTGAGAAGCGTTTATTGAAATTTCACTAGAGATGTGCCTGATTTCAGACCACGGAAATAAATACCATGAGTCCGTGTGCGGATTGTACACGGCCAGGTAATCAAAGTCGCCTTCTTCATAAGAAATTTTCTTGTTGCCTCGGGTTTTTTTGCGAATGTCACATCTGAATTTTTCTTTGTTTTTGTCATAGTAGCACTGCTTTACTTGAATTGATTGAAATGAATCATTTATTCCTCTGACAACAAAGTCATAAGGAAGCTCTTCAATAAATGGTTTGCTGCATTCCCATCCCATCAAATGGCATACTGATGGGAAAAGCGTTTGTCCATACAAGCCATTATTGAATTTTACTTTAGAGCCTTCTTCTTGCTCGCTGATTCGCTTACTTCGTTCATTAGCAAAAACATTAGTGCGACTCGCCATTTATATCCTTTACTGGTGCGTCTATAGGCTCCAGACTTATATTGTAGATTTGTCCAGTCAAGAATTTCTTCTATATCGTTTGACTTATTGGAAAATTCACCTGTCTCATTTAGTTGATCATTCATCGACATTGCATAAGCTTCAACAGCGAGCATTGATGCAGATGCCACGATTTGCTTTTCCCATTCTTGACTGTATCTAGTTGTGCATTCAAGGACGGTAGAAATGAATGAAAATTTGGACAACAGCTTCTTTCTGACTTGATCGTATTCTCTTTGTGCAACTGACATCAGCTTGTTATCTGAAATGACGTTGTACATATCTAGAGCTACATTGGTTGTGACATGAACAAAAAGAACTTCTGTTGGTACAGACCTTGTGGCTTTTTCTTGCATTACTGATCTCGGATATCTCTTTTAATGTTGCGTGACATCTGCTTGCCTTTTTCTGTAAGGCTTACGATTGTTGTTCCATCTTCTTTTCTTTTTACCGTTACCAGCCCAGATGTTTCAAGATCATGAATCTTGCTTTCCATTAGTATTGCAACAGCAAGCTCATTGTCAATATCTGTTAGCTTTTTATCAAGATTCTGCTTTATATTTTTTTCTACAATGGATATAAGTGGAGATTCACTTTTTAAATATCTCCAAACAACTGTGTAATACGCAGCTTTTGCGCTTACTTGTTCAGTTGTCATTTTGTCTTCTTGTACTTCTATTTGAGTATAGAGAAGACTATAGGCAGACATTATATTTTTGTAGTCTGCCATCAGTATTTTCTTTGCCTCAGCGTACTTTTCCATCATTTATTCATACACTTCTTTCCCTCACAACAAGCCTTAGAAATTATCTGATAGATCTTTTGCTTGCTACAATGCAGCTTTTCGGCAATTGAATCAATGCTCATATCTTCCATAAAACGCATTTTCATTATTTTTGCGTATTCTGGTCGCAGAGAAGCCATGATTTTTGAAAACAATTCTGAGTTTTCTTCATCAGACTTATCTGTATAACTGCTTGGAGGATTTTCTCCATAAATTTTCATTGCAACTCGGTGCATTCGGTTCTTCTTGGTCATGAGATCTTTTACGACCCCTCTTCCGCGATTGAATGCATATGTTGAGAAATCAGCCTTTAGCGGATCATATGAAAATCTGTTTTCCCAAAGATCAATATAAATCTCCTGAACAGCATCATCTCTCTCTGAGATTGGAAGCTTTCCGATAAGTGGGCCATTCTTTGGAAATCTATTTTTGATGTAATTGATGATGTAATCGCTGATTTGAATTTCAGTCATATCAGCAAATTCAGGTCGTCTGGCGAGTGCGACTTGCATTTTCTTGCCCTTGTTTTTCATCTGATTTTAAAATCTTGACAATGATCGTTTGCCAATCAAAACCAAAAATACCATGCAAATTAGAACTATTGATGGCTCTGGAACGTGTGGATGTCCGCAGTCAGAGCAAATTTCTGGCTGCATTGATCCCATCGAAACGCTTTCAACTCTATCATAAAAAACTGGAGCAAAGAACTCTTGATTCACCGTTTGAATTGTTTTGATATAATCGTCACCAAGATAAAGCTTGTGAATCCAAAATCCATCAAAAGATCCCATGAAAAAGCTGCTTATAGCGACTGGGTAATTTGCATGTGTTGGTGAAACAACGGCTGGGTTAATTGAGTTTGTAATGTTAAGTGAATTGATAAAGTATAGATTGTCAGCATAAGAAAAACCAAGATATGTCGATCCTTGGTCTTGAGATACTGAAATTTTTTGTCCTTCACTAAATACGGTAGATGTTGGATAATAAATACTCATGTTTCAAATGACTTCCATTCTTCTAGTTCTTCTCTTTCTACTGCGGCACGATCATAAAACATAACTCCACAACCACCACGTTTTCTCTTAACAAGAATTTTCTTGTAATGCTTGGCAATTTTATTTGCGCGAGAAGCACCTCTAACAACAAAGTGGTGATCTCTCCTACCTGAGAAAAAATCAAATCCACTACCTGTTTGAGATCTCTTCATTGAAGATGGAAGTGTTTCATATGACATCTCCATTCCATCCCAATCGGTTGATTCAATGTAAAGATCGTATATCTTATTTGCGTTAGTTCTTGACGGTGTTAGTTTTTTGGTTTTGCTTGATGTCATAATTTTTCTTTATATTAACATTCCCGACAGGATTCGAACCTGTGACCTAGTGCTTAGAAGGCACTTGCTCTATCCAGCTGAGCTACGGGAATATAGCTCAATATGAAACTATCTTACAGTTGTTAAAACGTTCTTTCCAATATTGTTTGATGTGTGAAAGATCTCTTCTTGTGCATTCGTATGTAACACTTGCATATCCATAACTTGAAGAGCAATTTAGATATTCATGATCAAGACCATTTATAGCTTCTCCAAACGTGATCATATCAACAGGAGAATTTATCTTTACTTCAACTATTGCAGTCATTATCTACCACCAATCATTCTGCTGAATATCCAGCAAAATACAACGCACTTTGTCAAAAATATTGTACCATGAACAATAATCGCAGCCATCATTTCTGCTGGAGTATAACTAAATCCGTCTTTTGATTTTAGGTCCATATTCATTGTTCGTATCCAATCTTGTCCATGATTTGAGAAATTGAAATTGGCATATAGTTATTTGCATCAACACCAACATCATATCTGTACTTGTGAAGAGGGTTTGCTGAAATCAATTGACCATGCGTATGACCATGTAGGTGAATTGAGTTATAGTTTTGTTTGCACCAAGATTCGATTGGATAATGGAAAGCAATGACTTTTGCAATGCGACGATTGTCGGAAAGACTTCCAAAAAGACCTTTGAGTGAAATCTCCTGGTAATCACTGATGCTTTTAAAATCGGTTGTTCGATTCTTTGCATACTCAGCCGATGGATCGTGATTGCCACAAACCAGATGCACATTCTTGCACTTCAGTTTATTGAGAATTTTACGAACTTCATTTTCCCATTTGCGACCATTTGAATGAAAACAAAAATCGCCAAGGTGATATAGGTGATCATTTTCATCAACAAAACTATTGATGTTATTGATGATCACTTCTTCCATTTGACCGCATGAAGTGAATGGTCTATTGGCGTATTTAATAATGTTCTCGTGACCAAAATGAGTGTCAGATGTAAACCAGATCATGTTTTATGTCCTAAATTAATTTGAAATTACTGCAAGTGCGACAAGCACAAGAGGCAGTATTATAGCGAAAACTAAAATTAAGATTGCAAGATAACCAATTATTTTATCGCTTATCGTGTCCTTGTCCATCGGTTTTTGGCTTTGGATATCCCCAATCTCTTGTTTCTGTAACAGTCTTTTCTTCTCTACAAAAGTCACATATTCCTGTATGATATGTTGATACTCGTATTGCTTTTTTTGCATTCAAACTTTTTGCACAATCATTGCAAATCCATACATGGTTGTATTCGTAATCTTTCATAATAGGGCCGGTGGGATTCGAACCCACACTGTGTTGATTTTGAGTCAACTGACTCTGCCGTTGGTCTACGACCCCATATTATCCCAGTCGCATTGGGATATCATTTACATCATATATTCGGAAATAATATCTAGCAAGTTTTCTTTTGTTAGTTCTTGTTCTGGCTTAAATGAGCCATCATTCTTAATGATATTATGCATAATTGCTTCAAGACGCTTTTTAACAACAGGATATTTATTCTTAAAAGCTATGGCCACTCCGCGCTTACGCGTTTCTAGCTTGTCTGAATGAGCACCATCGTCTCCCTCAAAACAACCCTCAATTAGCTCTAGCTCTTCAGGAGAGAAGTATCTATTAAGAGGGGAGGTTTTAAGATTTTCAAAACAATCATAAACCTCTTCACCATTATCAAATTCTACACCATTAAATAGATTAACTGATGAAACAAAAATTGATCCTAGAGCGCAAACTCTACAGTTTTTTACCTTCTTCGTGTAGTCCTGTGCTGAAAATGGCATCAAACGACAAGTATCATCACTATCCAGATAGTTATCTACCGAATTATAAACAATGTCGTCAAGAGATCCCATCTTTGGATCTTCCATCCATACACCCATTTGTGGGATAATCTTCTTTGACTTGATCTGCGCCAAAACATCTTTGGCAATAGCAACTCGCATTTGATTTTTTGTCAGCTTTTTCTTTTTGGTTTTTGTAGTCATTTTGTATCCCTATAGAACTTTTGAGCAATAGTCGTACATGGCAATACCGCTTGCCGTGCCGACATTTAAACTTCTTACTGAGCCGTACTGCTGAATATAGATCTTGTCGTGGCAAATGTCAAGAACTTCTTTTGGAATTCCAACTTGTTCTTGACCGAATACCATAAGCACATGCTCATTCTTAGGCCAACAATAGTTGTTGACCGAAAATGAATTTTTTACATTGTCAACACCAACAACTCTTAGATATTTATGTGAATTGTAAAGATTATTTATTTCGTTTTTAAGATCGTCAATTTCCTTTACGTGTTTGAATTTTGTATAAATGTGTGTACCAACAGTTCCGCGGCGATCATATCTCTTGTTGCCGTATATTAGAACTTCTTTCGCAAGGAAAGCGTTGGAATTTCGCACTACTGTCGCAATATTAAAATCATTGAGCAGATTACAACACAGTACGCTGAAATTATTTCTGCGCGTATCAAGATCAGTCATGATCGCTTCATGCGTCCAGTATTTGTAATGATCAATTAGATTGCGACCGTCGATTGTTGGCTCATGCATTTTACATTATTTCCTTTCCAAGGATATGCAAGAACGGCTTTATCTTTCATCTTTGTTTCAAACATTACATCGTAATCAACTGTATCACTTAGATCAGGCATTTTATTTATGATCCAATTGCTATGAGCTTGTGGTCGTTTGTAATCACGGCTCTCTGAGTGATGGACCTTTGGTATTTCACAAAAGCCCTGCCATGTACTGAAAGCCATGTCAGCCGCCTCAAGCAAAGATTCTTTTTTGCAGAATTGATGGTGATGGACATCAAGCACAAGTTTGATAGTGCAATATTTTGCAATCATTTTGTACAGGTCTGTCATGGACCACATGCTCTCCTTGTCATCATTCTCAAGAGTTATTCTCTTTTTAAGAGCATCTGGTAGACCACAGAAAACGTCAAGAAATCTTCCTGCTGTCTTGTGCTTGTCTTCGTACACGCCACCAACGTGAATGTTGATAGCAAACTCATCGCCATATCCAAGCAAATCACCAATCAAAGAATGCATCTCAAGTGATATAACGCTCTTTGCAACAATCATTGGATCTGGTGAAGCAATGCATGTATATGGGCCAGGATGACAAGATAGGCGCATCTGATTTTGCTTTGCAAATTGACCAGCCTCGCTCATGTTCTTGCTGATTCGATCAGAGTATTTGCTTGGAAGATCTTGAAATCTATAACCAAGAGTTGGGTGGTCCATGAAAGGAAACATCCCACTGCCGATCCTAAAGAACTTTACGCCATGATCATCGTTCCACTTGAGTATCTTGATCAGATCTTCAGAGTTTTTTGCGGCAAGTTCTCCAGCTCTATTGATAGAGAACCCATCCATTCGGAGGGTTCTGTCTGTAAACACCTTATCTTTTTTCTTTATGGTTTCTTGAATCGACAAATTTTGGCAAGCATATCCAATGTGTCTAATCATTTGAGATCTTCTTTACCTCGTACATTTCCTTATGCACAGTATGATTTTTCCTAAAAGACTCTGCTTCTTTTTCTGTTTCCCAAGAAGCTATCTGTGTTCTTGACTCCATCATCCAGTCAGAGATTGTTTTGCACCACAGACCCCATTTTTTATTTCCAGTTTGACTCAAGATGTATTTCTCTATTTTCTGGTAGAAGACAAACATCTATAGAAAGAAATGAGACATTACTGTTCCATATCATTCTTGTTGTGTACTCATCTGAGTTCACGATATAAAGCATACATGTGCTTGAATCATAGTATGCGCTGTATTTCTGACTATCTGTTGATTCACATGAGCAAGCAATCAATGCAGCAAACACGAAATTTGTTTTCTTCATGAATGCCTCCACAAGGATTTGAACCTTGGACCAATTGATTAAAAGTCAACTGCTCTACCAAACTGAGCTATGGAGGCGAAATGCGTAGTCCCAGTGCTGCCCTGGTTTGAGCCGATTATAAGTCGGCCTGCGAAGCTGTCCGCCCACTACGCAAAACTAACAAAGCGAGGTGTGGGAATTGAACCCATTCTCAATTGCTGCTTTAAAGTCACCAATCCTATCAAGCCTCACGGTTTATCCTCCGTTGCTTGACCTCGCTAACTGCACTATTTTAGACTTCTTGCTCAGGACTTTCTTGAGAAGCAACCGAAATTTTGCTCTTTTTGTTATTTACATGTCCTGATTCATTGACAATGAAGTAGTTTGATTTTTGTCTGTCCTCATCATGTCCAAGCCTATAATTGATTTGATCAATACCAAAGAAAGCGATTTTTGCAAGATCAAACATTTGAATGATTGCCAATGAGATTTTCTTTGCCTTCTCTTCATCAAAAGGCAGTGGAATATCAATGTGTAGTCTGTACATCTTATGAGGACTTCTTGTATTGTGTGCTTAGCGATACGGGACCAACGCGAGCTTCAAATGCAGATTCATGCTTAGCCACAGATATACTCCAGTTGAACGGCCAGATTTGAATTGTCACAGCACAAACATTAGTGCCAACGCCGAAACCAAAGTTAAACATTGTGATTGTTTGTAGGAATGTGTTTATTTTTTCAACCATTTTCCATCTCCTTTGTTACTTCATCTATCTCTTCTTCTGATTGAGCGACTTCTTTGACTGCCTCTGCTGTAGCAGATACTATAGCAAGTTGATCGTCTGGATTTGCTGTACCAATAGCCTCTGCAAGAGTGGCTTTTGTAAATGCGACCAATTGTTTAATTCTGCCGCCAACTGGTTCAAAGTTTCCAGTCCCGCTTTCATCTTTATGAAGACCCTTTGGGCAATTTGATTTTGGCATCCAGAGGCGAACGGACTTGTCTTCCGCTAGTTCAACAGTTGGGTCGTATAGCGCAGCCAAATCTCGTGTTCCACAACCACAAGATCCGCAAAATCTCTTTTTGTCTCTTGGTCTTTCCTGATTGTGTTCACATCCTTCACAAGCCGTGCGTCTTTCTTTGTATACCTCAAGTGAGACACAGCCATTTTTCATTAATCCTGAAAAAGATTGAAGTAGTTGTGTCGCCTTTTCAATTGTGAATTGATTTTGCTCAGACATTCTATCTATTTTAGCAACTAGCGCACTTCTTTAAAAGATTCCATAAAAAATACTTGTTAACTTCATAAACATTGTGACCAGAAAAGTTCGCAATTGCTCCAGAGAAACAAGATATATTTGTTGGAAATGCACAGGCTGATCCACCACAAGCAGTGACTGTAGATGGACACAAAGATGTTGTGGTCAAAGATGAGTTCCAGGCAAACATGTTTCTATCACCAAGATACATTACATATCCAAGACCTATTTGTTCATATGCAAACGGTCTTATTGTTGCGGATGTGGTTCCGCATGTTCCGGGAGATATTGATGTAAATGTAGCTGATATGGTATCTGTTAAAGATATTCCACCGCTTGAGTGTCCAACACCAAAAGCTGAAATCCAAACTTCTGGCTGGTCATCTGATTGAATGAATATTGAACCAGAAGAATCTGTTGTATTTACTTTTTTAACAGAGTATCTTACTATTGTGCTTCCGCTACAAGTGCACCCTAAAGAATTTTGAGAGCAAGTTGTTTGATTTCCAGTAGCAATATCAGCTAATATTGTGAGTCCAGATGAAGATCCAGATCTACATGCCGCCAAAGTTGTATTCATTGTAGATATTTCTGAATCAATTAATACACCTCTTGTTACTCCACCAGTGCCAGATCTAGTAACGCTATCTCCTACTGCTACAACTTTTCCTCCATTTGACACATACTCAGATAGCGCTGTCTGTAGAGAGTTTGCATCATTCAAACCTATGTAACTATCATATGATGGGTATAGAGCGTCTGTTTGGGTGTTTGCATTTGCAAGAGCAAGAACACCAAAGAAAACAACAGAGCATGAAATAAGAGTTTCTTTATCAGTGACTCTTACTACTTCAGCTTTTCCTTCGTACATTTTTTCAAAGTCTTTGTACGCGCTGTTGTATGTTGTTGCGTTACACAACAATCCTACTCTATCGCAGCAACAAGCTCTCCATCCTGTCATATTTACATATACACTACATCTTCTGCGTAAATTCCATCAGCCAAAAAGAAAACGCTTTTAGCTGAAAAAACTTTTTTATCTGGTGATCCAACGACATAAAAAGAATCGCAAAGATATGGATTATAAGAAACTTTTATGAGGTTGTCAGATTCAGGAATTGAGGATCTTTGGAAATTACCGCGAATTCCTGCGTGTACGTTCTTTCTTTTTTCTCTCAGTACGCGATCTCTTCCAGATGAAGAAACCTTGAAAACTGCATTATTGACTGAAAATCCATCATTCAAGTGTGCAAATACTATTCCTCGTTTGTTGCCGCGAATTGAATAGCATCGTAGATGAAGATTCCTATAGACAAAAACGCTGAGTCCTTCAATTCTGTTATCATCCAAAACTAGTGTCATTGTCAACTCCAAGCTCAATTGTTAAAACGAGATGGGCTATCTGACTGAGTTCAACAGGAGTATCACCATAGTGCTGCATGATCCATTCAAATGCTGATTTAACAGAGCTGAAATACTCTTTTCCATCACCAATGAATTCATCTCCAATCAGAAGAACATATTTTCCATCTCCTGCGTAATCAATTTGAAGACTCTCTTTCGTATTAAGCATATTCATGCCAACCCTCATCTGAAGTATAGATTACTCGTCTGATTTCTGGACACGCCAAGATCAACTTTTGGCATGAAACACACGGTTTTGAGTTTCTAAGTACTGGGCTACCCTTTGTCAAAGAAGTCGAACTTAGACGAATGTTGACAAGTGTTGCATTGTAAAAATCATTGCTTTTCTTTGCCCTCAGTATCGCTGAAAGCTCAGAGTGCATAGTGCTGAATCTGCAATTAAACTTTTGAGCCAGCGGATGCGTCTGCATACTCCTGTTTACACCAAGAGCAATTATCTTGCTTCGTCGCAAAACAAAAGACACATGCTTTGAATCAGAGTCAATGCCCTCAATAAGAGACATTGAAATATCAATGCATTTGCTGAGCCTGCCAATCATTGCGGGATCAGTAAGCAGATTAGCACCACTATTTTTGTTATTAGGGTTCACTTGGCTCATGAAAATCATCGCAAACAATAAACTTATAATCTTCCTCTATCTCACCAACACTTTGAAGCCTGTAGTACTCCCATACTGGTCCAGAAGAGCAGTTCCATTCCCAAAGAACGGATCTCATCACATTGATTTTAACTTCTAGCTCATTGATATATCGCATCACTTCTTCTGGATTTGAAAGATTTAAGTTGAACTTGCGTAGATCAACGGTGTTTTCTTTGCCCATGTCGTTCTCCATTAGTCTTCCTTGATTTCAAAAACAATGTGTGAATTTTCTGGCAGATCACTTAGATCGCATTCATCATCAAGAATGCACTGCTTCAGGCGGGTCGAATCCTGCATTCTGGAACGCTCAACATCATTAAAGTGTTGCTCGTCTTCACGATAAGCGTACAAATAGCCGTCGATATTCTGAATGATTAGAAAGCTTTTCATTTTGTGTATATTCCTTTGAGGACTTTTGGGGAGCTGGATACGCTCCAGCCCCCCCCGTAGTCGGTTAAATTAAAAATCAGACGAGAGCCAGAGCAGCGTTAAAAGCATGTCGCTTCTTTGCTGCACCAGAAGACATGAGAACGCTGTACATGCGATTGTTTGCACGATCAGTGTCATCAGTTCCCTTAGTGCTACGCTGGTGGTCAACAAACTTCGTGACAGCATTGAATGCTGCCCATGCGGTTCCTTCAATCTGTGCAAATTCAGTCTCAGCCCAATTGCTGTAAATCTGATCGCGCATGTTCTCAGTGCGAGTGTTGTTCTTGGCATTGTCATTGTCAGGGAACAGAGACTCAATATACGACTTGAGTTCAGTCTTGCTGAGTTGACGATTGGCAAGAGCATTCATCTGCTCCGAGTATTCAACAACCTGATTGTTCACGATGCTGAGACGCTCACGGGCAATGTCAATCTTCGTTGACATGTTCTTGGTGTGACGCATCTTGATGCCGTTCTCAATTGAGAAATCGCGCATCGCAAGGGTGAAAGTGTTGTTGCAAACGACACGAACCAGAGTGGGCATCATCGTTACGCTCATGCTGCCATCGTGTGAAGTTGCAAGCATGACATACGCATTGGTAACATCGTCGGTCTTACCAACGCGCAGCTCAGATGGAAGCTTGGCAAGAATCCAAACGATTCGTCCACCGTGAAGAGCGCCGGCGGTTTCGTAGATTGCAAGCTTCTCTCCGACAACATTGTCAAAGAACTCAAAGGCTTCGCTGTTCTGGAAGATCTTGTAGTTCTTGCCAACGACACCAAGAACACCATTCGTGTCGCCACGAACAACAGCAAAGTTTTCTGGAACATCAATCTTGTTGCCATCGCCATCAATGGTCCAAAGAGGAGTCTTGAAGAGTGAATAATCAAGTCCTGCGTACTTGATGGCATCAGCAGATGTGGCTGCGTCTTCCTGAATCACAGTGCCAAGGCCATGCCAAGGAACCATGCCGCGAGAAGAGAACATAGCAGCCTTACCAGAAGTCGTATCAATCTTGTGGCATTCAGTCGTCATTGCGTAAATCCTTCATACGGTTCGGGGGGAGTGGCATGTGGAACGTCCACCACCACTCCCCCCATGCGTAATTCTAGCTATGATATTCTGTTTTTTCTATGTCTGATTGTCAGGACTTGTAGTAATTGTAATAGTTGTTGTTCTTGCACTTATTGCCATAGCAATCATCGTGGCAATCATCGTCGTAACCGGTGTCTTCGTCGCTGTCGTATTCGTCTTCTTCCCAGTTGAAATCGCTGCCATCAACAGCATAGCATGGATTGTTCAACTGCTCCTTGAACTCCGAAAGAACGACATATTCGCAGCAGCGCAGCTTGCGACTGTCTTCGGAAGGAACGGAAACAACATCACTAGGATTGATCTTGACGATCAGGAACTTGGAGTCAGAATTTCCATAGCCTCTGACATAGTCAAGACTGCCAGCGTGAAGACCGAACGAGCATCCTCGGTTGCAATCGTCGTCAACCTTCGGACGAGGCATCATGACACGAGTTCCAATTCCATTATAGAACTTTCCGCTGTAGATATCAAAGTAATCGCTACGAACAGCCTTGTAAGCCAGGAAGTGACCGTCTTCGGTGATTGGAAGACCTTCATGCTCAAGGAAGTTGTAGAGTTCATTGCGAGAACGGAAAGATGGATTCTGCATCATGTTGTCAATGAAACGAACAAGCGGTTCAAATGGAAGACCGTCACGCATGAACTGGAAGATACGATCAACAACAAGACCATGCATGACCTCATTGTCATAATACAGCGCACCGTTTGCCACACGGACGCGACCATTGCTGGAGATGTAATCACGGATGGCATTCTCAATGTTGATCATCTTGTTGAGATTTGCCCAGTCCTTGTTCTTGATTGCTTCGATACACTTGTTAAAGTTTGGATGATCACGGTTGATCATCTTGGGGGCTTCGCCAACAAAGACAACGGTGATGCTGTTTGCGGTGCAGATAAGAGATGGAGTTTGCATTGTGGTTCTTTCTTTCGTATCAGAGCTTGATGATGCAGTCGATGATGTTGTTGAGTACAGAAACGTCTTGTGGGAAACCGCGAATGTATGAAATTACTGGATGCTTTACTTCCATTGCTTCAAAGGCTTTTCTGAGTTCTGAAGTCTCCTTGTGTTCTGACTTGGTTGATTCCATGAAACTTGGAATGTACCTTGTGATCTCAGAGATAGCATTATAGTGCTTACCATGAGAATTGTTCTTGTTGTTTTCTACAAATTTCTTTACTTCAATCCAGAGTCTGATAATTTCCTTGAGTTCGTCACTCTTGACTTCGGACTGTCTTGTTACAAGAATGTCTAGCATCTTCTTGGAAAAGATGCCCATTCCATAATAGCAGTTGAGATCCGTCATTAGCTTGTTGGCGTGATTGGCTTCACAACTGATTCGTGCCTGAGTGCATGACAAAACCTTTTGAGTCATGTAATCATCAATGTTCTGCCAGTTCTTTCCAAGCTTTTCACAGTCAGCAGCCTTGAAGCAAGGAATTGCATCGCAACTGATTGACTCGCCAGTGAGCTTGTTAAAGTTGCTAATCAGCTCAATGAAATCTCTGCAATTAACACGAGATCCATTGAACGTAACCAGAAATCCGTCGATCTTCATGTAAAGACCACCAGACTTTTTGTTGCAGGAACCCTTCAGGAAGTTTTCAGACATCACGCCATACGAACGCACATCATTTCGCTTCTTCATGTAGAAGCAGTTCGTAGTTACGACATTTGCATCTCGCTTCTTCCTTTCAGCAACAGGAGGATCAGGAAGATCACTTGCCTTCTTGAACATGTCAACGGATAGACACCGTTCCTTCAGCCATTCTTCATATGAATTTGTCTTGCCATCGTGATCGACATAATTTGTAAACTGCAACAGAAGACATTGCTTATCATTTGTGACAGCATAATGCTGAACACGCTGATAATTCTTTGCACTGCCATCATTAATAAAGATGTTATCTGGTTCGACTCCCTTTGACTGATGAGTCAAGAAGATGGATTGAACGCTTTCACTCTTTACCGATGGAGAGTAAAGTCTTGCTTTGCAGTAATTTGGAGAAAGATCAAGCACAGATGAGTCAATAGATACATTGCCCCACTTGAGCTTTGAACCGACAACATAATTAACTGCGCGGTTCAGCCTTGAAAATTCTCTCTTGGCTTCAAGAATGTTCTTGCACTTTCCAATTTGTTCATTGGCTGACTTCAAGATCTGCTTTTCGATCTTATCAAGACGGGAGATAATTGCCTTCTTCGTCTCTGTGTTATATTCAAGCTCCTCACGATTTGCTGAAATGCTGAGTTCTCCAATCTCAAACTCAACGCAAATTGGGCATCTGAGAACAGCATAAGAATTGCGATTATCAGTAATGCTTGATTCATTCACAGGATAACCGATGTTACCCATTACGAATGTTGCATTGCTGTGATAATAACCACTAAGTTCACCGTCATAAATCTTCCATCCATCTCCAGAAAGAATAACCGCTTCATCAGATTGGAACTTGGCGGAAATATTCAGGACATTTGGCTTGACCTTGAAATGCTTTACACACTTCTTGATTGAGTTCTCAAACGATGTAATATCTACGACATTTGCTGGAATGATGATCTCAATTCCATTCAGCTCTTCAGTCTTGCTTTCTGCAATCTTTGCGATTGAGCCAAGTCTGGTTTCATCAATGTATGCGGTATACGTATGCTTGATGCCATCCTTGTAGGAGACGATTGTGAACGAGTCGCCATATGCAAAACCGCTCTTGGAACCAAGACCAAGCTGACCAGTATACTCATTGCTGTTTCGCTTGGTACTTCTTCCATACATGCAGTAAACATTCCTGATTTCGTCTTCACTAAGACCGCGACCGAAGTCACGAACCTTGAATTCAGGAACCATCTTTGTCGGACAAGTGATGACAACGGGAGTGTCTCGCTTGCCATTTTCTGTATTTGCATCAGCGGCATTGGTTGAATACTCTCTTACGACAGCATCAATCTTGTTTGAATAAAGCTTGCTGCGAAGAATGTCGAAGATGTAAACAAGATCTTCAGATGAAGAAATACCGAAACTGCTTTCGGTAAATGTGCCAACGCGATCAATCTTTGGTTGTGCAATGTTTGAAATCATGTTTGTGTGTTCGTAAAGGCCTGTGAGGTATTAGAAACGATCATAGCTTGTTTTGAAGATACGGTATTGATTGATGATGATGAGTTTAGTACTGCAAGTCTGACACTTGTTTGTGTGTTAGCATCTGTTTGAGTTGTAACAGAGTCAACAATCTCCAACTGTATTCCGTTTGCTATTGATACTAATGCCTGATCTTTTGCGGCAGATCTAAACGATGTATATGTTTTTGCTTTTCCAACCGTACTAAGAGTTGATCCAGTCCAGAAAAGACCTAATGTTTTGTCAGAGTTGACCTGTCTCAATTGTAGTGCCATACACACAAATATACACTACGAAATGTCATTAAGCACCGAAATCATCTTATTACACACTTCATCAAACTCCTTAAAGCTAGCGGCAGGATTATACAGCCTATAACCATAGGCATTTGAAAGCTTGAAAGCAATATACTGATCTGTGAGCCTAATCTTCCATAGAGAAGCCCTGAGAATGTTTGGAGAGTTCCAAACGCGACCGCTGAAATTTTGATCCTGAGTAACTGAGTCAACAACAAAGATATCACATCCGACACTTGCGCTTCTGCCAAAGAACTTCACATAAGTTGTTAGTTCCTTCATTTCATTGGTCTTGATCCGCTTTGTGTTCATAAAGCCATCAACTGATGCGATGGTACGGTTATTGAACATAATTCTTTGGAATGGCATGATTACCTTTCAGTAAATCCGATTGAATCAAGTCCGATCTCAACAATAGGTTCAAAATCCTTTGCGTCACCACCGCTTTCAATTACGCTCTGGTACTGCTCGTAAGGAATAACACAGATGGAACAACCAGCAATGTCCGTGAAAGTTTCACCATCATTAAGAACAACAATAGTCACGTGATCCTTCATTTTAATCTCCAAATTCCTTGTCAAATTCCTCAATCGCGGTTTCAGCCTTCTTGTAAACCCAGTTCTTCAGCGGTCTGTAGGCAGTAAGTCCAGTATCGGATTCTTCATTTATCTTTCTTTGGAACTCAGTTGCCTCACTAGCCAGATTAAAACAAAACGTATCAGAAACATTTCCGTCATCATCTTCAAGAAGCACAGTCCATATTCTCATCCGAATCCTTTCTCAGGAAGAAACAACATCGTCAATGTACCAGTTGTAACCAACTGTATTTTCAAGTCTTTTCAAATCGATTGTCAGGCACTCAATCTCCTCATCAGCCAAAACACCATTGACATCTTTGACCTCTGGAAAATCAAAAACAACAATAATCTTCATAGCCACTCATCTCCTTCCATCTTGAGGCTGTACTTTGCGTTCTGACTCAGAACATCGTAGACGTATTCGCAGAAATCGAATGTGCTTACGAACTTCTTGACTCTATCAATCTCTTTCTTCTCAACGAGATTGAAACCAATTCCCCAAGAAGTCTTCATGCCAGTGATGGTCTTTCTTGTGTAGTCGGTAAGTCTTATTTCCTTGATGTCCCATACAGATGAAACGAAATCCATGTGATTGTCGTCATCTTCTTCGTCTTCGTTCAGAAACTCAATTCCTGCAACGATCCTGATGTCGTACAGAGCGTCATCTCCAGGAATAGACATGTCATTGAAAACCATTTCTTTTTCGATCATTTTTCTCTCGTTGTTAGTGTTTGATGTAAGACACATTCTTTATTGACTTGTCCCAACAGCTTCTACAGTCACCACAAGACTTCTGACCAATCTTCTTTGAAACAGGGCAGATCTTGTTTTCATCCGTGTCTTGCATCACAAACTTAATGACAGAGGATGTGTTTTCAAATCTCACAGGAGCGGTCTTTCCAACCATGTGGGCAGACACTCTGATGCAAAGATTTTCTGGGATTTCAAAATCGACGGCATCAATTATCGCGTATTCTCTTGTTGGCAACCAGTGTTGAGTATTATTTGTATTTTCACAAATCGTGCAGATGTTCTTAAGGTGTTCAATGGATTGCAGATCACCGCTGTCATGCCATCTGAAGAAATCATCTGCCCTGCGATTGATTGAAAAGATCATTGCAGGGACCCAAAGAGGATTGAACAAAGACTCAAACCTTCTTGCGTTTGCGGACTTTACGTTCTTCCAAGCATAGTTTGAATGATGATTTCCTTGCTTCACCCATTCCCAGTCATCTGCTGCGTAACAAGAAAAGCAGACAGAACCAAATGTATTCTTGAGTTTTGATCCAGTCTTGCACTTGCTTGATGGAAGCCCATAGCCCCATCCGGGCATTTTAGATGGCGCTGAGAATCCACCATGTACAGCATCAGCCTCCTTCAGATTCTTGAACAGAGACAGATGGCTCTGCAAGTTCCCGTCCTTCGGATTGTACACTTCGATCATTCTGTTGTTCAATACGGGCAATTGCGTGTTCATTGAAAACCTTGTCAACTGGCTTGTTGGTGAAAAGAGCTTCGCAAAGATCAATCATGAACTTGTGATGGTCAATCAATCTGCACCTTCCTTATGAGTTCTTTCTGTACTGTCTGAGTCGCTGAGCTTTTTAAGTAGGTTTTCATACTTATCAAAGATCTTCTTCATTGACTCCTTCACATTTTCGTTTTCAGTATTCTTCTGATCTTCGCTCTTCATGCATTTGCTCCATTCTTGTTTCTGCGTCAATGTCTCTCTGTCGTTCAACAACAGCAGTAATCAACTCTCTTGCATCATTATTAACGTGGTCAAGACAGGTTTGTTCAAGCAATTCCTGAATGTGTCGCGGAAACTCATACATCTCAGATGAAATGTAATCATCTGTCTTTGGATCGTAATGAGCAACGTTGACAACAAACACTTCAGTCGCCATGTAATTGTCGAATTCGTATTTGATTTTTTCGATTTGAAACTGTATATATACGGGATTCTCAATACCAAATTGCTTAGCCAGAAGAGGACCACACTTATTGATTACTAGTTCATGAGTCTTCAAATTCCAAGATCCCTGTAATAGTTGTGCTCTTGTTCCTCAAGAATTTCTCGCGCATCACGCTCTTCTTCTGTTTCTACAATTTCTTCTAGAAGAACGTGAATCATCTCAATTCGCTCTTCAATGATGTCGTAAGTTTCGCTATCAATCTTCTCCAGCAAAGTCCTCTTGATTGCGCCCAAGTAATTTGAGATTGAGAGAGCCTTAATCCTGTCCGTCTTGTTCTTTTCCATTGCGGGTGTTCCAATTCTTGAGGATATCACTAGAAGAGTTCATCTTCCAGCCACCACCAACACCAAACTCAAAAGAGATGTTGTCGTCTTCAACGCTCATTTCTGGGATGTTTTCTTTTGTGCGATCACCGCCATTTGCAAAAACAATGTGTGCCCAAGGGAACATTTCACGGACAATGCGGATGGCATCATTTGAACTTCCGTCATCATCATTAAATCCGTAAAGAGTGTGGTCAACGCATCTGAGAGCAGAGACAATCGTCTTTCGCTCATGAAGATCCATGAATGGAGCGCCCTTCTTACGAGACAGCCATTCGTCTGAATTAACTCCAACGACGAGCAAACTGCCAAGCTTTTTGGCTTCTCTAAAGTAGGCAATATGCCCACTGTGAATCGGATCAAATCCACCAGTGACAAGAACTACTCGTGTGCTCAAATCTCTCATTGCTTTTTATTTTCTGTCAAAAAGGTCTCGTTGTATCCGTGCATGTAAGCCTCAATCTCGCTCCTTTCAACAAGAGCAACACGCCCTTGCGGATAAAGACCAAGTGGATACTTGTGTGGATCTGCTGTTCTTCCATACCAAGCATCAGCACACCCCCTATCATAGGGAGAACCATGCCAGTTTGGGTAATTCTTTTCCATTTGAATCTCCTCAATCATCATCTGGATCTTCGTAGTAATCGTCGTATCTGTCCGTTTCATCAATGTCTGGACCATATGTATGGTCCCACCAAGCCTGTCTTGCCTCCTCTTGGTGTTCCAGACTCAAATGCTCTTCACCAGTCTTTTCATTTCTAATAGGCTCATCAGAGTCACAAAGAAAGTCCTCTTCCATAGCAGAGATTGCCTGAGCCAAAGACTTCTCATGCGACATATGTGCAGGAAGTTCATGGGCAAGGGAATTTCCGTTTTGGCAAAGCGAGAAAAAGCCATCAACTGTCGAATCTTCAACCATTTCTTCAAACTGCGACCAAAAAGACTTGATTTCGCTATCAGCAACTTCGACCATCATGATGATTCTCATTTGTCGTCTTCTCCAAGTTCAAACTTCGGTGGTACTGCTTTCGTTACTTTACAAACAACTTCCGTATAAGTTTGAGATTGTCTTTTTATTTGATCTTCAAGTTCCATTATGTGCCAAGACATATGAAGAATGTGATCTTCGATTGCCTCTTCGCGCCATTCGCGTTCAATGCGGTCGGCAGCGTCTAACATGGAACTCTGCAATTTATTAGAAAGCGACGATTCTCTCCGAGCTTCTATGATTTCATCAATGATCTTGGGTCTTCCTTCGCCTCTAAGAATGTTATGATAGGCAGCAAGATATTTGTCGTTGGTTACGTTGTCTCTCACTTGCCGTTCTCATTGTTGAAATCCCATCCACGAGAAATTGCCTCTCTGGTAGCAGAATCAATTGATCCATTACCAGAAAGCTCACAAACTTCCCAACGTGCTTCATCTCTTTCCTTTTTCAAAGTTTCAATCTCTGAACAAAGTCTTGATATGTACTGTTCTGCAACATCAACATCTCTTCTGAGAAAGTCCGCAGTGTTTTCTTCCTGCTTCCAGAAACTCCTGAGACGCTCAATCGTATCAGCAGCGATCTTGTTTCTTTCGCAGTAGTGACAATGACAATCATTGCCACACGCAGAGTCACGCAGCTGATCAACAATGTCCTTATTAATCATCCCATTGCTCCAAAACGATCTTTGCGAGTTCCGTACAAAGCACGGATCACCAGAGCAGCCTTTGCACGATCATTTAGCCCTGCAAGCAGACGCCTCTGAATGAAGTCATGCTGAGTCTCTGTCATGTTTCCCTCAGCAACCATCATTTCTACAAGTTCAGACAAAGCACGACATTGACTTGTGTAAAGAGTCGCGTAAATGGACATTTGATTGTCTGTCTGTTCAAAGAGACTGTCCACAGTAATTTCTCCTCTGATTGAGTCATTAGGAGTTTTATTCACGGGTGTAATCGCCAGTTTCGCATCAAAGTATAGGCTTCTGATGCGGTCGTACAACCAAGCAAAAACGCCAATTCTGAGCAAGAAACGAGGCTTCTTAAGAGAGTTATTACAAACAACCCTCTTATAGGTAATGGGATATACAGAGACATCAGGCATGGGGATCATTCCGTCTGTGTATTGAGGAGTTTGAGCACAGGTAAAAACATTCACAGAACACCTCTTTTGTTTTTGGTGGTTTTTTCTTGTTTTATGTGTCTGTATGTGGTTGCTGTGCTGACTGGATGGTTGTTTTTCTTGTTTTATGTGGTTTTATTTGTACTCAACGAAAGTACGAATCTGACTCACTTTGTGTCTTCCGTTAAGTCAATTCCATCTGAAAAGATCTTTTCCCATCCCTTTGGTGAAATACCAGAGATCAGAAACTCTCTTTGCTCAGCTGTCAAGTATGGGAATGCTTCTTGTGCAAGCACTTCTCTGTTCTGCCACTTCTCATAGTCAGAAAAGTACACAGGGACATCGAAAGGCTCACGAGTAATCACGCATCGCTGCCTGATCACAATCTTTTCCGGCTCAGACATCAAAGGCCTCCTTCAGCGCCTTCTGGATGAACTTACACAGTCCAATCCACATGGTCATTCCAAACATTGATACTAGTGCAGTAAAACCTCCTTGCCAAGCCCCCCAGTAGCAAAGTCCACA